CTCGCCGAAACTCCAACTTGGTCACCTTGGAGCACAGAAAGCGCTCCTCCCGAGGAGCCGATGCCTTCTCGTCCTACCCTAGCTCCGTCTGCGTGTCCCGTAATCTGCTGCATCTGGTCATCAGCAACCGCCCCGCTGTTCTCACCCGGCATCAGGTAGCGGTTTTCTGAGTTAATCAGGTTTATTATATTGCCTGCGAGCGGGCCAGTCGCAATCTCGGCGGTAATCTCGATTGTAGGGCCGCTTCCTGTAATTGTTTCGTTGATCAGCAACCCCTCGTTAAACTGTCCAGCACCATCCAGTCCTGCTGTGAGTTTTACGAATTTAGCATCGCCTGCGTTGCTGGGTTCTACAATTCCAGTTAGGTGGGTTGCAAGATTAAAAGTTTCGCCAATGGCTTTTACAGTAAATGGTGAGACTGCGAAATCATCAAACTCCTGTTTGCGAAGCGGATGATCGGGATCAGTAGCCTCGCCAATTTTAAAGGTGCCGCCTGCGTTACGGACTGGCACGGTTTCGGCAGTGGCCTCGGTGTCTGTATCAGCTAGTCGCAACGGGTGCGCTGGGTCTGTTGCTTCACCCACTTTGAAAGTTCCACCTGAATCTCGAACAGCGATAGCTCCTGAAACAGCGTTACTTAAAATATCGAAACTGGTTCCATTGTATTTTATTTTATAACGATCACCGTTTACAACAAATCCATTAATATTAACTGCTGTTAATCCGTCAATAGATACCGTAGGATTGCTAACAGTGCTGTCTGCAATAGCAATAAATTCATATTCTGCGCCGTTTACATATTCTGTTGCCTGTGCAGTATAAAAACTAGATAACTCTATTGCGTTAGCAGTCCCACCGACAGACATCAAATGGCCTGAAACGGTTGCGTTATGAGTGCCAGAAAGGCCTTTAACATTATAACCAGTCGTCAATACACGATCAGCAGTATCGTCTGTTGCACTGGAAACGACTCGCTTACTAGCCGCATTCTCTGCCGTATTGAAATTACTATTCAGCTTCTGCCCTGCGGCGCGGGGTGTATCCCCCGTACCGTCATTAGGCGCTGATCCTACGTTAATTAATTGTATTGCCATTTTATTTGCCTTTAGTTTATCGGTATGTTGATGGAAAGAGCGACTGCTTCTCCAAAAAGCGTCATTTGAAATATACCATGCTTAATGTATGGAGCTGCTATAGGTGCAACTCCTTCAATGTTAATGGGTAATTCCTTATAACCTGTAGCCGCTCCAAAATAAACGCCTGACCAGTCGTTAAAGGTATGGTCATAAGCAGCCATGTAAGACCTTTTGCTATAACTGTTAATCATAGTGCCCACTAATACATTATCATGCTGCACTGCTATTAGCTTATTAGCTGGAAACCCACCATTATTTAAGCCTTGTGTTGCAAGATGGGTTGTGAATAGGGCTGCTATTAGGGTTGTGCTCATTGCTTATTCTCCTTTTGATGCAATGTTACAAAGGAGAGTAGATGGTTATTGTTTTTTAGTCAAGTTTTTTGGTTTTAATATTTTATACGTTATAGGTAATTGTATTGCCACCTGGCCAGGACTCAAGAGTTCGTCCAGTATTACTAAGATCGGAGCCAATAGCATAGAATAATATTCTGCCGTTAGTCTGAACTTCAAATTTAACAATAAGTCCAGTAGCGTGCCCTGAAAATGTTATCATATTTTCAATAGGCCTTGCCCAAGTTGGAAGAAAATCGACGGAAGTTCCACTAATACTGCTCGTGCTACCGGAGGTAGAAAGTCGACTCACTACAGTAATTGTAACTGTATCGCCTATCCTGCATATTTTAAACTTACCCTGAGAGAAACTGCTGTCAGCTTCTTTTTCCAAAGAGTTATAATAAACACCACTAACAGCCCCATCTCCAACTTGGGTAGAAGCCCTATCTAATCCCTCAACGCCTTTATCATAAGCCGTTTTAACAGTATTGGCCGTAGCCGCCTGAGTGGTGCTAGTAGAAGTTACAGTATTATTAAGTGGCAACCTTTCTGCTGGAACAGTCCCATCATTCAGGTTACTAGCATTGCGGTAATAACTTGGCGACTGCCCACCAAGTTGAGCCGCATTATCAGCATTATCAGCATTATCAGACGTAGCCGCATTACCGCTAATGCTTATATTATAAGTACCAGTTAATCTATTCGCGTCAACAGTTCCCTGAGTTAAGTTACTGGCATTATCAGCCCCTAAGTTAATCCTTGCATTAACAGCCGTTTCAGCACCAGTGCCACCACCACTCACCCCAATCAATTCTTTCTTGTAAGACAATCCATTCCATCGATAAAAAGTATTACCCTCAAACTTTACAGCGTCAATAGGCAAGTTAGCGTTATTAACATCGACGCCTTTGAGCATCTTTACATTTGCATTAACATTAGAGCGTATATCTTCAAAGTTAGAAGTTAACTCTGTCTGCAAGTTTGGTTTATTAAAATCAGCCATTACAATTCCTCAAATATAAATTAAAAACCTTCAGCAGACCAGCTAAATTCACCAACATCTCTATTACCGTTTATATCAAATAAATAAGCAGTAAACTCTGATTGATCGCCTGCATTATCAAAGTCATACAATGCATATTTAGCAACTGTGCCATCAGTTTTAGCCGTCATGGTTATGCTCTGAACATCTAAGAAATTCTGGTTAAACACGACTACTTTGCCATCGGCGGCAACGTCTATTATACCATTCCCTGAGTCGTATTTTTTTCTTATATCAAGTTTAAACTGTATTGACTGTAATGTTTCTAAAGGTCGTATTGAGCCCGTTTTCTCTGTTAAGTTTATTCTAAATTTAACATATCTGAAATCTCTAAAGAATTGATTGGTGCCTGTAAAGTTATCATAAGTAATACCGTCTTGGCTCCTACTTAAAATATACTCTTTATCAAGTCCATCAACAAGAGTTTCCCATGTATCCGTAACAGTGACACGAGTTGAATCAATTATCGTTCCGTAGTCAACAACTACTTCATAATATCCACCTGAAACATAAGACTTTTGCATCCAGTATACATAACCTTGATCTATGACATCCTGCAATGTATATCCGCTATCAAATGTAATTACATCATTATCAAAAGTGTAATCATCAGTTGAATCAAAAGTATTTGGTATGCTTAGCTCTGATAAAAAATCAGCATATGTTTTGTTAGTGTCAACTGTAAATAATACGCTTGTATCCTTTTGGATATCAAAAGTAAAATCAGCAGTCGTATCAAATGTTATTTCAGTTGTATCAAATGTTGCTGGTGTATCTCTGAAAAACTTACCGTTATTAGCATCACCGCTGTTTAAGTCTACAAGCTGATTATCAACTAATACATAATCAGGAGGCACATCAAGCTCTACTTTTAGTGACGATCTTTCACCTATATTACCGGCAATATCAACAGGCTCAACATAATAAGTGTAGGTTCCTGCATCAGTCTCAAATCGAGTAAAAAAGGTTGTATAGGTATAACCTATTTTTTGGAATCCACCTACAACAGCCAGGGTTTCTTTGTAAACATTGTAATAATCAATCTTGAAGCCAGATACAGGTTCGCTCCAACGAAGGTTGATATTATTGTCAATTGTCTCAGCATTTATGCCTGTAGGCTTGCTAGGGTTAACAATATTTACATTCAAAAGTGACGCATTTTCACTAAAATTATCAACAACGTCAATCGCTTTTATGTGATATTGATAATTTCCTGACTCCAAAGGAGATACAAGTTTCTGATTAGTTCTAAGTCTATCTATCTTAAATCCAGAATCCCAATTAAAACCTTTTCTTATTTCATACTCTTTGACATCAAGCTCTTCATTAGGCAGCCACTCTAACAAAATTCCATCTTTTTGCTGGATATAAGAAAACCCTTGCACGTTCTCGGGAGGGCTAGACTTGCCAATAATAAGCACATTATCCAAAAGCAAAAACTCGCCAGCAATACCAAACTCAGTTATAAACCTGATTCTAAAGTCATAGCTTTGTTCATCCTGCAAACCTGCAACATAAACAAAGTCATTGGTAAAATCGAAAGTTTCTTTTTTGTAATCTCCGGTGCTTCCAGATGATCTATACTGAACCTGAATAAAACTAGGGCTAGGTCTTTTTTGCTGCCCAGCGATTGCTTCAGGCTCTTTTACAACAAAGCCAGCTCTTGTTATAAGAGATCCATCTTGACCTATCAACAGAGCCTCTTCATCTGTTACAACAGATATTGCAACAGGTTTGGCCGGGTCTGCGTACTGATCTATAGATATAACCGAATCGACAGGGCTGTAATCCTGAATAATTCCATTTTCAGCATCAAATATAGCAGGGTCTGCATAGTCAACCAATGCAACTTCGCAAGAATCATCAGTTCCAGGTGTTTTTTCTTTAACGATATATTTTTGAGTTATTGATTCCGCATCAGTGCCAGCGATTGCAATATCACCGACCTGCAATTCAGAAGGAACAGCATTTAAAGTTAAAGTAGCACCGTCAACAGAAAATACATCATAAACGCTCAAATCCTGAATTTCAGTTCCAGCATATCTAAATGTAATCTTTGTTGCGCTATCCAACTGAAACGCTTGATCTAACTCAACGTCATTACCCGATATGGATTTAACGCGAGAATAATGCAAGACACCTTGAATCTTGTCGTGCGTCATTGATACCACATCACCACGCCTAAAGTATTTATGCTCTATACCAGTGCTTACACGGTATTCTTCAGGGCGCAACACCATCTGAGCTAAAGCGTATTTAGCGTATCTGTAAACTTGGTCAGGGTCTGTTATGCCATCGCAATTAATATCCTGAATCAAGGAATCGTTAACAAGTACATCGTTATCATTACGCTTAATAATTACTTCATCGACGTTGTAGTTTTTATCCTTGTTGGCAAACTTGCAGCGCAAGGCATCAGGGATTCGAGCAAACGTCTTGCTTGCACTAAATCCATAAGTGTTAGCAGGTGTCAACCTTGATACAGCAGGCTTGCCAGGAGTGTCATAAATGATGCTGTACTTGCCATCAATCATAGAATTAGATGCACGTCCAGTACTTGCAATTTTACGCGCAAGCTCACCCACAGTAGTCTCATAATCGACTACCGTGTTATATCTGTATCTAGGCTCAAGAGTTGAACCATCTCTAGATAAAACCTGTTCATCGCAAACAGCAGCCCAATCTAGGAAAGCATCAAGGTCAATTATATCGCCCCAATCATCTACTTCTCCACCTGTATCGTCCGGTGCAGATTCAGCTTGTATAAATCGCTTGTTGGCTGGCCCTGTCAATAGCTTTAAGAATTCCCAAGCATTGTTACCTGAAGCGTCGTCATCTTCAATAAAGTCGTTATCTTCTTCTGAGTAGCGCTCGACAACAGAAGAGCAAACACAACTAAGGTTCTTAATGGTTTCGTTTAATTGATCGCTTGCCTTTATTTTAAGCGCGACATAACAAAATTCAGGAGGAAAAGGAACAATCTCATTGCCTTGATCATCCGTTCTTTGTATTGACCTGATATTGGTTACTGAAAACTTATCTCTTATCTTGCTATCATCTGTATCATCAGTAAGCCTTGTAACCCTTACTTCATATGAACCTTTAGTAAGATCAGTGGCCTTTGTAGTATGAAAGTATCTTTCAGCAGAATCAGAAGTTATTGAAATAGGATTAGCGAACTCACTTAAAAAAGCGTTAGTAGTGCTTCCTGTAAGCTTGCCGTAATGTTTTGGCTTTTCCTTACGTGAGCCATATGTAAATCTATTCCATCCACCGACTTTTAAAACAGTGCCGGTCAAGGTTACGTAGTCAGTACGGCCGAAAGAGTCAGTGGCTTTTGTACCTTTTAATTCAATAGATGAATAAACCGAATAAACATTATAGGTTCTTCCTGTTCCGTTAGTTATGACTCTGACCTCCTGTCCTGGAACGATATTAAAACCTGAAGGCAATACGATAAAGCAATCGTTGCACTGGTAGCTTTTTCTTTTTCTACGACCAGTGTGGTCATATCCATTATCAAATGTTCTACTGTATTGATCCAATACAATCTCGCAATTAGCGCCGTCCGTATTTGCATCAAAGCCAGTCCATTCAGAATCGCCAATCTTCCTATATTCAATCTGAACGTTTACCGTTCTATTTCTTCGCTTACCCTTATCATCAAATCGAACCAATCCATTAAATGTTAGCTCTACGCCCAATTCTTCTGTATTTGGTGCGCTAGTGAATATCCTTGGCTCATCAGACTGTTTAATCAATACATTTTGCGGAGAATCTTGAATATCACCTGTGACAAGAGTGATTTTATTGACAATATCAGAAGTCCACCCATCAGGGTCTTCTCTTCTTAAAGAATAAGCGGTATCTCTTTGATCTTGTATTTGAAGCTCATAATCTGTGAAATCTGTTAAAGGCTGGCTTCCAATCCTTATATTGTCTTCTGTTAACCCTTTAATAGGGCCGTACCCAAAGCAAAATACTTGAGTTAGCTGTACATCCTGACCATGAGCTTCACGGATAGGATTTGTAGCAAGAGGCGGTGTTACCTTAGTAGTGCCGATAAGGTAGGGTACAGGTGCGCCTGTTTTAATCGTGTTTTGAGTGCCACGAATATCTAGCGTAGAGGATTCTTTAGGGTCAGCTTTAGGCGTATCAGGAGCGTCTATAGGGATTATTTGCTGGGATAAGTAGGTTGCTGCCATTGTTACACCGGCGCTAATGATCGCTGTGCCGAATGCGCCAGTCCCAAACGCGCCTGCTATTGCTGGAACAGCGTAGGCCTGACCAGCCGCAACAAGTGCAACAGTTAACGCAGCACTTAAAGTGTTCTTGTTTTTAGGCTTTACATAAACCATGTACTCCCCTTCCTTGGGTCGAATTCCTTTCCAGTATTTCTGTTCAATAAAGAATAAAACGTCATCATTGCATTTATAAACAACTGACACGTCTTCACGTTCAAGATTACATTTGTCTTCTACAAACTCAAGAATAGACTTAGAGCCAGGCGCAAACTCACTGGTTCTTGTGACATCTATTAAAAATGGGTCAGCATAAATAACCTTGAACATTAAAATAGCCTTATTGAAACTGATTTATTTAAACTATTTTAACACGTTTTTATTTCTAGATTTTTAGTAATAATATTTTTTATAAAAACCTTATCACTGATCAAACAAGACAGGGAATGAAGTTTGTGTAAACTTATCCTTTGGAAAAGAATCATTAAACAGCGTCTCAAAAGTCATGTCAAATGAAACTGACTGAGCATCCCAATTAGCATTAGATAACTTAAACACATAAGGCCTTGCTCTTTCTGTGTATTGTGTTCCTGTGCTAGCTTCCTGCATAACCTGATAAACAGTGCATTTAATATCAGAATAACCTCGTGTCAAGTTTAAAAACTCGTTATTTACATCAGCAATAACCAATTTTGCTACTTGCGCTTCCCCAGCCAATTCTTTCGGTAAAGCAAAAGTAAATTGTGTCCTGTTAAAAACATCTCCGTTATAGGCAACATCCTTTGCGTTGTTAACAATTCTAAATACTTCTGTACCGGCCTCAATCTTAAGAAGGGTAAAGAAATAAGAATCAACATTTAAAGAAAAAAGCCTTTCCCTTATTGCAGCTGGCATAGCCATTATTTATTGCTCCTTTAGTATTTAAAAAAACCAAGTATATTGCCTGAATATTCATTGTCTCTAATGCTTGAAACAACAGGGCTGCTATTTTTTATCATGTGAATAAAGCGCCTTGAGTCAATCATTACACCTATATGCCTAGAGGAATACTCAGTCTTTAGTAAAACCAAGCAATACTTCTCAGGCTTATCAACCTGCTTAAATAAAGGCTTGCCCTTGCTTAGATTAACTGCTATTGAATTTTTATCGTTAACATCATAATCAAATGAAGGAAGTCTTTTATTTAACTCTTTTTCATAAACATAAGATGCAAAATCATAACAATCATATTCTTTGTAATCAAGTCCAAGGTATTCCTCTGTGTTCATATTATTTATACTCTGATCAAGGCTGAACAATAAAATAAACTGATAAAGTTAAATAACGACCACCAAAAGAGCCAATTGAATAAGGTGGCGATTGTTCAGGATCAAACTTAACAAGCAACGTATTCAATTCATCCAGCGGGTCAGGGAATTCAAACTCCTGAGTACCTGAAATAATAGCGACATTAAAGAATGTTTTAAATGTTTGCAGTTGTGTAGCAGTCATCCTAAACGACCCGCTAATAATACGCCCTTCATACTGGCTTCTGGGTCGTGTTTGAGGCTCACCTACATCATAATCAGCGGTAATAATATCAGGATTGCCCGATTCTCGATAGCTGTCTTGTAAAAACTTTTGAGGCAATGAAAAAGGCCATATAGCAGCCATAAAAGCACCTTTGATTATTTATATTGACTTATGATAACACTTTATTTTACTTTAAAGTAATTGGCTATACGTGATTTATATAAAGCGCAATTAACCGCCAACAGGTGTAACCCCGAACCTTGAGCGCATGCCCTGATCAGCCCTGCCTGAGCCGATTGCTTGGTTAACCTTGTTGGCAATGACCAAATCAATATCCAGAGTATCACCATCTCTTCTACGTCCAGTTTCCTTCATTTGCATTGGCTCGCCAGACGTGTTGGTCAAGTTGACATTGACGTTTAATTCTTGTCCTGAACCGCCTGAAGAAGCGACACCTAAATCACCAGAAGATGTCCTTTTCAGAGGAAGGATAGCCTCAGGGCCAGCTTCACCCATCAAGCCAGCACCCATAGCAAAGCGTGTAGGGGTGTTAACTACTGAGTTAGAGTAGCCTGAAAGGCTGGGTAACCCGCCCTTAGCAAATCTCTGAACTTCACCGCCTACAAAGGCGTTACCCTTGGCGCTAGGTGTGTCTGCGGTGGTTCCCGATCCACCAAAAGCACTACTGAAGGCATTAGCTAGCGGAGCAGTGACAGCAGCCCTGATTTGTATTCTAACAAGATCCGCAATAATGGCATTAGCTAAGTCTTTAAAGTTAAGCTTGCCCGTCATAACAAAGTCTGTCAACTGGTTTTCAAGGCCGCTTAACGTATTAGAAACAACATCAGCAAAGGCGGTTTCAAAATCATAAGCAGACTCAACATAATCATCTAATGCTTGTTTTACCTTGTGAACAGCAGGGACGCCACCCGTTAACTCTTGCATGTAAGCTCTTGCATCCTCTGCACTAAGATCACCCCTTGACAGGGCATCCATGACCTTTGAAGCTTCCCTTTGCAGCTCTCGCATAGGATCTAGGCTATCTCTAGTTGCAGTCAACCAGTTTTGGTAGTCTGATTCTGCTTGCTTTACTGATTCGCTTTGATCCTTTATTTTATTTGTTGTTGTTACTAGACTTTGAGCAAATTTAGCTTGTTCAGCGGTTCCACCGGCCATTAAAACATTGTATGCGGCAAGCTCACCAGAAGTCATGTTGAGTGTTCTAGCTTCTTCTACAAGTCTATCTATTATCTTTTGTACTTTTTCAGAATTTTCTTCTGTTGAATCTGTGTTTTTGTCCTTAGATTCGCTATTTTTATCTTGCTCACCAGTCAGCTCTGCCAGTTTTCGCCGCAACTTTTCGACATTATCCGATTGTTCGCCAGTTGCTGATATCTGTTCGTTGATCGCGTCGATGGATCGCTGAAAACCTGCGACTGACTGCTCGTTGCCCTGCTGTTCAGCAATAGACATCTGCTCAAACATAACACGGCGCTGATCAAGCAACGAGTTAACATCGCTTGCAGCTTCAGCAGCGCGAATCTGGCCTTTCAGTGATTCAATTCGGTTTTGTTTTTGAGCATCGGTAAGCTTGCCTATCGTTCCATAAAGCTCTTCAGCTTGATTGCGCACACTTTCAAGCTGATCAGCAGTTTCTTGAGCTTGTCTTCTGAATTGTATAAATGCAAGAGTAGCAGCCCCACCGATAGCAGTAGCAAGCAAGCCTACAGGGTTAGCCCTCATTGCAGCATTAAGCAATAATTGAGCCTTAGTAGCCAAAGCAGCCCTTGCCGTATAAAGGGTGATTGCGGTGGTCAATGTTCCGTAAGCGACAGCGGTAGAGGCGACAAAAGTAGCCGTTGTTTTCAGGATATCAGCAACGCTCTGAAGGCTATTTAGCTGATCTATAGTGTAATCATTAGACTCTGCGAACTCTTGCCCTAATCCATTCCATACGCTTAAAAGTCCAGCCGTATTAGTGATTAGGCTTTGCAGTGACGCTCCTAAACCAGACGAATCATTGAGACTAAGTATGGTCTCCCCTACAGCACTATTCAGAGTCCTGAAAGAGTTGGCTAGACCTGCACTCATTGTCTTTGCCATTTTATCGGCAGCGCCCTCTGAATCCTGAAGCTCACTCGTTAATTCTGACATTCTGTCAGAGCCAGATGCAAGGATGTTAAAGGCAGGAGCCACCTCAGAGCCAAAAATCTTAAACGCATCAGCAGTGTCTATATTGGCATCGCGTAACGTCTGCAATACATTTGTTAAGCCGTTTGTCTTAACATCAAGCTGATCTAATGTTAATCCGTAACTAGCAAGCCTCTTAGTGGCTTCTGGCGTGGCATTGGATAGCTGCCTAATCATACCAACCATTGCTCTACCGGCACGGCTAGACTGTATGCCAGAATCACCGAGTACGCCAATAGCTGCTGACAACTCTTCAATTCTTACGCCAGCCGACTGAGCCACAGGCGCGGCATAAGATAGAGCTTCACCCATTTGCTCTATATTCGTGTTGCTCCTTGATGCAGTTGCAGCCATTACATCATTAAGCTTGTTAAGCTCACTGACTTCCATTTGCATGCCGCCTAACGCATTCGACGCAATGTCAGCAGCACGCGCAAGGTCAATGCCTCCAGCAGTAGCAAGAGAAAGAATCCCTGGAGTTGACTCAATAACCTCATTAACATCAAAGCCAGCTTGAGCTAGAAACGCCTGAGCATCGGCTGTTTGCTGTGCGCTAAAAATGGTTGTAGCACCCAAAGACCTTGACTGATCTTCAAGCGATTTCATTTGTGCCTCTGTAGCGCCAGAAATAGCTCTTAGTTTATTTAGGCTTGTTTCAAACTGAGCTACTTGCTGTATTGAATCTCTTAATCCTACACCGATACCAATGGCCGCAAAAGATGCTGCTAGCGTCCTAACAACATCTCTAACATTGACAAGCCTATTGCCCATTTTTTTAGCGTTCTGGCTAACTTCATCGAACCTTGTTTCAGCACTTCTTAAAGCTGCCGAATGTTGATTTTGGCTAATTGTTCCTTTATCTAAAGCCTGATTAAGCTTTCTTAGTGTCGTATCGTATTTTAATTTAGCCCGTTCAGACTTGCTAGTCGTGCCAAGGCTTTGCATTGTAATGCGTTCAGCTTTTGATAGCGAGCCATTATAATCAAGTAGAGTTTTCTTTGTTTTTTTAGTGCTTGAATCAAGCCCATTAAACTCTTTTTTAAGCTTATCTATAGACGCTTGAGCGTTGCCAGCGTCAACTGTTAAATTTATTCTTTTATTGATAGCCATAATAAACCCGATTATAGAAAGCTTTATTTCCTATTATAACATTTTTCAAGCAAACGAAAAAACGGGGCTATTTGCCCCGCTTTCTTTCATAAATTGTAGCTATATATTCTTCATCTATTGCATTAATTAACTCATAAAAGTAAATCTCGCTTTCTAAGACAACTTCATAAACCCGTCTTAATGAATTGATTTCATCAAAGGATATTCTTTCGGGCACGCCATGTTCTAGTGAATACTTCCTCCACTTAAGTACATCAAAAAACCATGATATGCAAATATCAATGTTGTCATTAGATTCTGGAATTTCATATCCCTGGTATTCCATTAAAATCTTGATATTTTCTTCTGGCTCGTGCTGCCTAAAAAGAATATCCCTGATTACTTTTTTGCTTGTTCTGAATCTTCAGTAATTGAATCAATAAGTCCAGTAGCAAGGTTGTAGCTATGTAAATAAATAGAAACAGCCAAGTCTTCGTTTTCAATATCTGAAAGGGCAAGGATAGCGTTTTTATGATTAAACTCTACTTCATTACCATCTTCATCATAAACGCCTTCCCATCCAGTCATGTGAGTTTTTGCGAAAAATTCAATCTCTTGCGGGGTAAATAGTTCTGCCCTGTGGTTGCCAAGGTATGACTCTAGCTTAGCCCTAAGATTAACTCGCAATGGCTGAATATGAAAAACCATCTCTTTACCATCTTCATCCTTGAAAACAAATGGCTCAAGGATTTTTTTCTCTTTTGATTTTTTACCTAGCTTCATATCTTTTCACCTATAATTAAAAATGGCTACCCGTAGGCAGCCATTATATCACTATTAAACTTAACCCTTAAACCGCTTCAATAAAAGTGACTTGCACGGTATAACCGGCTGAACTTTTACCATTGGCAGAATAAGAACCAGTGTTCTTCAGACTTTGACCGTTAGCACGCTCAGGCTGCGTTAGCTCTGTGTACTGAACAGACGGCATATAAACAATCAGTTTATTACCTTCTTGATCCTGAAAGATAGTCCCAAGGCTAAACAAGGTTTCATTTTCAAGCTTATCTTTTTCAGAGTCAATGGCGGCTGCATTGGTAGCATCAACAAAGCTATTCAGGTTACCGGTAACATTGATAGCAGCATCAGAAATCAAGCAAGCACCGTCTTGACCGATTGCATATTCCATTGACAGGCCGTTATCAATGTTAACGCTAAAGTCTGTATAGCAAACGGTTGCAGGGTCTACGCGCTGACCATCAATAATGTACTCGTTAACGCCTGAAACCGAGCCGATAATGCGGTCATTGCTGACAGGATTATCAGTAGAGCCAGCCACTTGGATAACTTGGTCAAGCTTAGATAAGCCCATCAAACTATAAGAGCTGGTAATCAGGCCGCCTGTAGGAGTGGTGAATTCAATGCTGCCCACCTGCATATCGTTAAACGTGCGGTAAAGCGTGTCAGAGGCGCTAGGAATACGCTCTTGCACGTACAAGGGCTGTACGTTGGCGCTATTGCGGATGTTAGAGCCTCTAATGGTAATACTGGCACCGGCAGCCTCAGTAGTAGGAGCAGGGCTTACAGTTACAGTACCATTATCTGTTTTTGTGACAACCTGGAACACCACATTATCATTGCTATCCGATCCAAATACTTGAAAGAAGTGGCCCGCCTCAATATCAGCAAAAGCTAAACTTTCAGTGTCGTCAATTTCATCAGTTGCAGCATCAAAGCTGATCGTTGAAGCCGTGTAATCCGTTTCGTCGTAGGTGTTCTGCATTGCAGACTTGACCAAAATCTTGACGGCTGCGTCATTCACAGGGAATTCAGCGTTTACACTGCCTTCAATGGTAGACTGAGTTTTGACGTTCAAAGGAGCCTGCCTAGTAGGATCGACTTCTTCTGATTGCGTCATTGTGATTGTTTTGTCAGAAATGACACCATCGGTACGGCGAACATTCGTCCATACGGGATTAGTGTCAGTTTCTGCCAACCATTGGGAAATTTTATTCCCTCGTACATTATCCATAGCCATTAGGTATATACCTCTTGTTTAAACAGTGTTAAAAATATCTCGCAAAAAAGCGATAACTTAGCCTAAGTTCTGACCATACTGATTCAGAGGTACTAAAAGGTTCTTCCGGTATTTTTAGTATATCTTTCTCAGTATAGATTCTGGCATTCCCCGCCGGAATTGACTCGAAATTAAAAGTATTATCTAAAGCACTTTCAATTTCATAAGATTGTTTGCTTGATTGGCCTCTAGGTGTAAATATACGGCAATTAAACATAAACGTTTCATCTTTCAATACATCATTTCCATTGCCTATAGTTGACGTTCTAACAGGCTGTCTTAATATCTTTGTAGTCATCCATAAAGTATCTGTAGGATGTCTTTGAACAATTTTTCCAGTTGCAAGATTAATGTACTCAGAGCTACCTATATCAGTTTCCTCTGAAGCGTAAAAAAGACCGTCCCTGAAATTGATATAAATATCTTCATTAAAGTTTTTGGCAAAGTATTCTAAGAAATCATCAGCAAAGCGCATTTATTTACCGTCCAATGTTCGTAAAGATTCAGAGGTAGCAATATCCATTATATCCCTGGCTCTAGCGCCTGATTCATCATAGCTAACTGTTGCTGCGTAGTGATTACCTGGAACATCAGCCACGTTATTGTAAAGGCTTATTGAGGTGTTTCTTTTTAGTGTGAATTGCCTTGTAACCTGCTCTATATCGGCTACTGTTCCTCTAGCAAGCCCAGTATCAAACTCATTGCTATCAAAGTTGTTACCAACACCATCTATAGAGGCGTTCCAGTTACCCTTAAAACGCCCTGTATCCTCCGGTGAGGCAGGCATAACGGCTGCGGCTGCGTCATTGATCGACTTACTTATAAGACCGCTTATATCGCCTTCTATAGTGTCAAATATGTCATCGAAGTCAGAAGCCATTAGCGCCTCATCTGAATCATAGTAGTCAAGTCAATAGGGTCTGTGACTGATTCGACCACAATATAAGAGTTCGACTTCCATGTTACTTGAGTGCCGTTAGGTGGCGTTTTAAATTCTTCATTTAAGACTTTTGCAAATTGATCGTTGACCTGTATATCATCAAAAGAAACTGATTTAGGCTTATTTGATCCACCTGAAGAAACAGAAAAGCATTCAGCCGTGTGCGTTATTTTATTTGATGTAACGGTTCCGGTAGCAGGATCAAAACTAGAGCCTTGATCTTCTTCCCACGACAAAGTATAGACTGCATCGAAAAAAAAAGGATTTTGCCTAAAGTCTTTATATAGCTTTGTAAACTCTGAACGTGCGCCCATTATGTTTTATCTTTTTGTTTATTTGTATTTGTTATTATAACATAATGTTTTAGGGTGGATTGTGGATAACAAAAAAGCCCCAATTAAGGGGCTTGGTTGTTTCAATGTAAGAGCCTTCCTTGGCCCTTTGAGGTTCTAAATTGAAAGAGCTAAAACACCAACCATTGCACCGGCACGATTTTTAGCTAGCTGATATATTTGCTTGTATTCCATGTTGGCTCGGATACCGTCACGGATTGCAAGGTCTACGATTGTTTCTAATGCGGAAAGCTGTTTTAGCTGATCTGCATTTAGGTTATCCCGCTGTCCTGAATCAATCCCTAGCATAGAGTTAGTCATTTTGGTAACGTTCGCATAGTAGCGTTCTGCCGACTTGCTACCATGTGCGCTTGCGTATTCTACCAGCATCTTAATGCTATCGGTTTCAAGTCTGCGAACTTTCTTGCCTTCCACCCTTGCAGTGTCTCGCTCCGCAATATGCGCCTTTGCATCGCGGAACGCTTTTACCAAAGCTAGCTTTGCAGCAACAACCTTCGGATTGTTGCGCATCAATGTTAGCAGGAAGTAACATTGATCTTCTGTCAAAAGCGCATAGCGCGTTGCTTTAGCAAAGCCGCCCTGATCCAAGGCTTTACCCTTTTCCGTTTCAAACGGAAGTCGGGAAAGCTCAAGCAATTCAGTAGAATACTTGTCGATATTCTCAAGAATGGTACGGTGGCGGTGGTCAAGAAAAGATGACAGAAGGCGGGAGTCGGTGCGCAGTTCGTTTTTGATATTGGTGATTTCTAACTCTTGCATAGTGCAACCTCTTTAGGTTTGATTTGTGCCGTTATCGGCTAGTTTATTATACCATAAAAAAAGCTGTACACTCTTAGTCAGGTTGAGACGAGGTAGAAGTAACCTCCAAGACTAGAATGTACAGCTTGTTTTTAACTTCTTTTCTACGGGTCTGAATCCGTAAGCGTAGTATAACACACTTTCTTAAGACCGCAAGAAGTCTTTTCTAACAGATCTAGTTTAGCATTGAATAAATCTAAATTCAACCCCTCATCATCACATTCAATCGACCACTAAGCGAACCAATTATAAAGCTATCCATCAAGGCAGGAACCTCTTTAGCCAGCTTCTGTACTTTATTGGCACCCATCTGTTTACCTGGCTCGAAAAACTCTTGACTACCTAAGCCTTCAAAATCCTGTCTCTTTACGCCACTAATCGACGGGTCAGCAGAGGCAATATCCTTTTGAGTTACCCACCATGCCTGATAGATTGTGGCCTTAATCAACTGCTCAGGAAAAACGCTGTAATCTGTAATAGCAACGCCACGATAATCATTAATGCCAGTGCGCGGAAACAGCAAGGCGTAATCCTGGTTATACAGCTCACCTAGCACTTTATCCTGAATTTCACCATCCAAGTAGCTAGTAGCATACAGCAAAGCTTTAGCAATATCCTCATCATCCTGCAAGCTAATATCTTTATAAGGATCAATGCCTAAAATCTCTTTATACCGTGCTACAGAAGCATAGCTGTTAGAACTAGCACCAGGTTCACTATTAACTGTAATGCTTCCAATCACTTCAACAGGCATCGTCTGCATCCTCTTTTATCTGACTTTCAAGCTTTCTTTCTAGCTCAAGCTTAATTAACTTGTTTTCTTTCCACTTGATTTTTATGACCAATATACCAATCAAGATACCAATAAAAGCAGACACCAGGCCTAGAGTGCTTTGGATGAAATCAAGACTAATAGCGCTTCCTAGAACCACAGTAAACGCGCTCACACCCTTTGCAGTCGCTGGATGGGCAACTATAGCGTTCGCTCCTTCCGCAACTTCTTTTAGTCCGCTCATACATCCTGCCTATAAAATCTGGAAATATATGCAGCATAACAACGGTAAACCAGATCGTTCCCGATATAAGATAAAAAGTTATCTCTATTAGTTCCATCTGGAGCCACCGAAATAATAAACTTGAATACTAAAGCATACATTAGAATTGTTTGATAGAAGTTGTAATCAATGGCATACCAGTAAACATAAAGGCCATATATATGAAAGAAGCAAAGAGCAATGCTAACCACAGCATAAACCTTATATCTTATTCCGTCTTGCTTTATAGTATAACTGCAAACAACTGCATCAAGGATAGATATAGAAAGGTAGTAAACGACATTTAGATCAATGCCGTTATACTGACCATCAAGGGTTGTGAATAAAATTTCTCCGAATAAATATTCGGATACGAAAATAAGGAAAAGCATTCTTGTTTACTTGTATTTGCTTTTATTCGCTTTGCTTCCGCGCTTATTTTTCTTTGCTCGTGTTCCAGCCATTTTGTTTTACCTCTTGCTTGGTTGCTTTGATTTTTATTGTACAGTTATCATTATAACATGATATTTTATTTAAAATAAAAAGGCCTGCTAAGGGGCTTTGGCTATATTTGCATTGATGATTCAGTCAACATAATTCCTATAAAAAAACGCAGTCCCTCATAAGCTAGACAGCATTAAAATAATGCCTGAAAAGGCAAGTGCAATTCTATGATGCTGAATCATAATTCACCTTAAAGCTTCAATAGATACGACCAGTGGCGAAACAATGCTTACAGACATTATTGCAAAGTGCAGCATACGTCCATAAATACATCCTTTTTTAAACGCTGAAATGACAATGGTGGCTACAGCATATCCACCTAAAGCTGAAAGCAGCATTGTTATCAGTGAATAAATTAGTGTCATTCGGAAACCTTTTTGACTTTTAATCGACTACGCTCGATTCTTCGCACCTCTTCCTTTATTTCATCGTCACTGGTTCGCTTTCGTAGGCCTTCGCTGTAGCCGTAATCCCATGCTTCTTTTGCAAGCCCGTATGGGTAGGGGTTAGTTAGGTTGCGCTTATCGTATCCATGACCGTAGCCCTGCTCATACGCCGTGCAAATCTCTAAAACTACCATACTTGTCATAACATAACTCCATACACTTTCATTTCTTCAACGGCAACTGATTGCTCATCATCTTTTAGCTTATAAAGGTCTGCTACCAACTGAGCATCTTCTTCGCTAACCCAGCTACTATGACATTTTGCGCCTTCAAAGTCAGAAACAATCACAGAGTAAATAACCTGATGCCTTGGCAAAACGTCATCAACAGCTCTTTCAAATGAATTGCTAACTGACTCCTTTGTATCATTCAGCTTATCCAATAAATCAGAGCCATCCTTGTAATCATTCATAAGAATTAGTCCTTGCGCTTTTTCCAAAAGGTCGAGTGCAGACTCTATATTTAAAACGTATTCAATTTTTTCTTCTCTTGTCATTTAACCGTTACTCCTATTATTTAAGCGTAAGATTTCTCTGTCTTGATAGCCTCTTCTGGAGTAAATCCATCATTAAAGTATTCTTTCCACGTCTCTTGACTATCATAGTGACCAAGATAACTATACGATTCCCCAAACATCATTGCATGGTATTTAACAACCCTTAGCCAGCTATCAAAATCTACAAATACGGCAGCTTTAAGCTTGTCAAGCTCCCACCACATACAGCTAAGACTAGGTTCAGCTCCTGTGTTATTCACCATGGCTTCTTCAAGCGCCTTAACTTGATTAACGATACTACCTTGATCCAATAAATTCATATTTTGTTTCCTCTTTAGTTTAAATATGATCCCAGATATTTAGATTATTTAGCTTTTCTTGAGTTTCTTCATCCAGTTCTTCAAAGCTCAAAGGCTCTCCTGAGCTAAAATGCGATACCAGCATCTCAAGGGGATCTTCAATATCTTTCAATCTTTCGTGCTTATCCCTAAAATCCATAGCCGCCGCTTTTACGTCCCGCTCAACTTCTTCATTGCTCCATTCTGTTTCGTAGATGAATTTGCACAAATATTCCCAGTTATTCATAGCTAACACCCTTTAGTTTTTAGCAGCATAAATGATGATCTTAAAAAGCTCAATAGTCAACTCCTTAACAACATTAAACAAACCTATCACAGCAAACGCAACTAGTGCCAATAAAGCAAGGGCAAAAGGCGAAACCAATAGCGCACCAAGAGCATATTGAATTACTGTGTAAAATGCACTCATACCTTATCCCACCATGACGGAACCCACTCATCAATAACTTTAACAATCTGATAATGGTAGTCCCACTCGCAATCTGAAGAAAAGTCTACTCCTTTCAAAGCAACCTGTAAAGCTTCATCGTATGTTAGCCCTTCCTTGACCAGCTCTGATCCGTTAAGGACTAGATATTCTTCTTTGGGTTCTTTGTTTAAGGAAGCATCAGAAGCAACCTTGTTGTAAAGCTCTAAAAACTCATCATCTGTAAAACTATCAATCCATTTTTTCGATGATTCTAGCATTTCCTTTTCGTTTTCAGATAGGCAATGTAGTTCATGTGGCGGCTCAATCATGGACTCATAGGTATCCTTGATACTATGTGATAGATCAGTATTTTTATCCCTGAGAAGCCTAAGAGCAAGATCATCATTACCCTTGCTTCGCAAATAACCTACAGCTATCTTTTTCAAACCAACCTTATCTATCAACTCGTCAAAATCCTCGATAGCATTTTCTACTCTTCTATTTCTCCACCTGTCCTTAAATATCTCTCTAACCTTTTCATTATCAACCTTAATCATAACCATCACTCCTCTTCTTCTGTTTTCGGCACTGCAACAATCTTGCAATATTCATTTCTCGGTAAAGACTTTTCGCATTCTTCAATTATATTCTGGGCCTCCAGTCCCTTTACGCAAGCTTCATTCATGATATCATCAATCACCAATATAGTAAGGATACAGCCTGCTAAAAAAGATACAAACCACCCCATACTGCCCTCCAAAAATTAGCCAAAAAAAATCCCACTACCCAAGGGTAGCAGGATCAAATCAAAAGTCAAACTTTTTTTATTGTTTTTCTTCAGTCTTTTCAGAAGCAGGCTTTCGGCCACGCTTTACTACTGGTTTTTCTTCAGGTTCTTTAGGCATTGGCTCATCTGCCTTGCTATCATTTTTTATAACTTCGATCCCTGATTCTTCAGCCCACCTGGAAATACTTTTGTTGCCTGTTGTGTTTACAATCGCGTTACAGCTATCCTTGAATCCATATTCCATTGATCCATTAGAAAAGATAACTTTATTACCCTTAGACTCAAGGTCTCCCTTAAGGATCATATCTGATCGTTCAGGTCGTCCATTTCGTACAAAAAGAATTATTTTTTTCATCTTAACCCCGTCAAAAAAGCGACCCGAAGGCCGCTGTTCTTGAATTTATTTATCAATCTGCTGCTTCAGTCTCAACCAAAGATGCAGCGATAAGCTTATCATCTGATACCTGAGACCAGTTAGCAGAAGTATGCAGGGCGGCATCTGTTGGGTTGTTACCAGCAGCGGTATCCCAAGCAAAGCCTTTAACGTTAATCATGGTGTTAGTTTCACCCTGATAACGATAACCCAAGTTCTCTAGGCCTGTTACTCGGTCAATAACCAGTTCGCGACCAGAACGCTCGATAACAGAACCTGCACCTTGAGTCATTGCAAGGACGCGATTCTTAAGGTCACCGGCACCAGCATCATAACGCAGAGCTGATACGTCAGACACAATGATAGGCTTGCCTAGTGCAGCACCTTGTCCACCGGATACGATAGTAACACCTGCAACAGTGTCCATCTTGTAGTTATCAAGACCATCTTCAACAAGATCAAAGAACGCTTCAGAGTTCATCATGTAAGCGCCAACATTGCGATACTGGTCACCAAACAGACGCTGCGCAGCGACGAGATGCTTGTAGTTGGTAGTTGCGGTGTTCTGAGTATCGCTCTTCATTGCAGAAGTGCCATCAACAGCAGCAACAATAGCGCCAACAAGCAAATCAAGACCACGAGCAATGAAGTCACCTGCAAACTGCTGACCCAAGATGTTAGCCATCTCATCAACAGAACGACCACGGCGCTTAAATGCTTCGTCAGGCTCAAATACTGGCCCCACCTTGTGAGCAACATCCACACCAACGTACTCATTCAGAGCCATACGCAGGTCAGTTGCAGCGGTATCGACGGAAATATCGCGGCGGGTAATCAGAGAGCCTACACGATCATACATAGCCTCTTTGATATAGTCGCCCATGTAGTCCTCAGAGCCAATAAGCAGGGTGCCATTGGAACCTTGGTTAAATACATCGACATTACGTGCCAGTTCTTCAATTACACCTAGATAAAACTCTTCTTGATAAGTAGGAGTCAACAGGTTAGTAGCCATTATTTATACCTCTTTATTGGTTAGATTGGCTGACAAAATTGCGCTTTTGCGCTTCTTTATGCCAGCCGCTCTAAACGACTGGCTAAAATTATTTACTTTGCTTTTTAAGCAATTCTGCATAGGCTTCGCGGCCATTATCCCTGATAAAGTTGATTTTATCCTCTTGATTCCATTTTGTAGGATCACCAGAGGGAACACCATCGCCACCATTGCCGCCTTTGTAACCCGAGCCTGAACCACCCTTCCAGAAAAGCCCGTGGTTGATCTTCTGTTTTGCATAAAAGTCTTCAAACTTTACAAAAGATCCATCGGCAGAGACCATCCGCTTGCCTTTATCGTCTAGCGCGTAGACAGTGCCGGTTGCTTCGTCAATGTCTGCTTTGTTCCCATACAGGGCTGCAAAATCGCTAAAGTATTCGTTCTTAAAGCTTTCGTCTTGAGAAACCAGGTCTTTTAGATACTGGTTTTTCTTCAAGCCCATCTTTTCTTGCTCTACAGCTTGCAGCTTCTGTTCAAGTTCTTCTGCACGAGTTGACGTAGCTTTTAGACGCTCTTCATATTGCTCTTGAGTTTCATTCCAAGCCTTTCGCTGACCTTCCATAAGCATATTCATGGCTTGCTCGGTCTTTCCCTGCATAAGCAGGTCTGTAAGCTCGTCTTTCTTTCGCTGCTCTTCAAAGCGCTTGTATTCTTCAAACTTTTCAGGGTCTAAGCCTTTAATGCTCTGCTCTAAATCACGCTTCTCTTGAAGAATCTGATCTCGGTTACTCAGGATTTTTTCTTTTTCCTGACTCCACTCCTGCTGAAGCTCTTGCTTTAGCTGGGCGCGAATATCATCAGGTGAAATCTGCTTATCCTGTTTAGCCGGTTCTACTGCTTGGTCTACTTGACCTGTATCTGTATCGCTCATATCAAAATCACCTACTGGTGTTGTTTAAAATTTAAAGGTTTACTTAACCTTAATGTAATTACATTATAACATACTTGCATTTTCATTAATTTTAAAGTTAATTAAGATCAATAATAAAATAAGATGTTATAATTGCTTCCCCTCATCTATCTCTGACTGCTGACTATCTTCAATATCCCCAGGCTCGCCAGCCTCTTCTTTATTATCGGTTAGCTCTTCTATTGCTTTATTTATTAGTTCGGCATCGGATTCATAATCGTAATTCCTTGGCAATATGTTCTGCTGTATTAATACAGAGGCGGCTGCTTTTTTAGAAATAATGTTTGCCAATGATGCCTCTATAGCCACCCTAGCTTTTCTGTCATTGTCGCTTAGATCAAAGTCAGAGCTAGTCGTGATCTCTGGAATTAAGTCCTGCATCGGATAATAAGAAGCCATAATTGAAACGATGCGTTGCACATGCTGAGTAATCGCTGATGCAAACCCTCTTAAAGCAGCATTTGAACCTGCCGCATCAATGGCTTTCTCTGTCGCTGTAACATTGCCAGATGGCCTGATTGCGGAAGAGTCAACAGAAAAGCTTGATATGCGATATTCAATATCCTTGATAGTTTCCCTTGCCTGTTCAATAGGTGCAGCGTCTGCTTGAATCCATTTTATATCTGCATCCTTTAATGTCTCAGGGTTTTTGTCGTCCAGAATGATAGCTTGCCAAGCCGCCAAAGCGGTCACTTTAATATCATCTGGAAGCCCTTTGCCGAATAGCATTGGAGTCAATGCGTAGTGCAAGTTGTTTTTAACATCACTGCTAACCTGAAAGTGCTCTATTGTCAATTCTGCAAGGCCCTGGTAAGGGCTTTCTGCAAGAAGAGTGCCTTTCTTGTTAGTATAAATAATAGAAACAGGGAGTTCATCAGTTACCCGCTTTGTTCCATTATCCTTATATCTTACTATTTCGCCTTTGTCTTCAGGCTCATCATTCTCATCAATATAAAGAGCCCATGAGGTAGGCGTTATTTCCCAATAAGCATTTTTTGTTCCTGCCTGATTCATTTCATCGGAATCAGTAAAGATAGTGTCTTGCCACTTAAGCCTTGTAAGCCTTCCTGTACGCCTATTTATATCAAAATCAAGAACAGCATCTATATCAATCTCTTTTACAAAGGGCCTGCTATCCTCTGATATAAAGTCAACAAAGCAAAGAGCAACCCCCTTAAATAAAGAGCTTTGAAGCTGGTCTTTAGCCAAAACGTCAATGTTTTTTCCTTCCAAGTCCATATCATCAAGAAAAATATAAAACTCATCCGGCAGCGGCTGATTATCTTCTTGTTCTATTTTTATGGGAGCAGATATGACTTTACCGGTATCGGACTCAATAGCTCTTTTATAGTAGTTAACCAGGAAAGATTGATTGATCCTATTGATATAAACATGATCCGGCTCTTCTGGGAATTTAGGAAGGTAAAGAGACTGCTTTGCAGTTGTATTTACAAGAGGCGAAAACATAGCGCCGCCACGAACAGACCTTAGACCATTGATTAGATCTCTGTTAAGCCTGTTTCTTGCGTATTGCTCGATAAAATAAGGCGAACGGCTTTGTTCCATAAAAAAATACCCGCTAACTGTTAGGTTTAACGGGTATTATAACATAGCTGTTTTTTCTAATTGTTGGTGTTTGTTTTTCAGTCCTTTAAGGATTCAAGCCTTGAAACAATATAGCCATAAGCAAAGTTAAGTTGATCCTTACTTAAGCCTTTTAGGGTAATTGCTAATTCCTTTTGCCATTTTTCTTCCTGTTCCATTTCAATCTGTTTACCGAATGCTTCGGCTGGATGGTTTTTTTCAGTCTTTTTTTTGCTTTCGTAAAAAGCAGTCCAGTCGCGGTAGGCGATGATGTCTCCTTCGCTACCTGACCATTCCCAGCACCACCCTTGAGGGGTTTTATCTCTCTCAATCTTTCCATCACGGAATTTCACTTCAACATCCCGTGATGGAACTGGGCATTCATCTGTTTCGGATTCCCATTCAATCCACTCTGGCTCATTTTTCATTTGTTTTTCCTCGCTCAATTAAAAATCACTTCGGAATCAAATCAGCCCTGCGAACATTGATATGCTCACCCGCATCAATGCAGATAGCCACGCTTGTAGGCAGGTATAGATCATCTGCAAACCATTGGCGCATCATAATATCAGGCGTTAGATAAAACGCTCGACCTTTAGGCACCTTATATAGCACTCCATTATGATCTTCCCATACTCCGATCAACTGTAGCTTTGACTCATCATAATAGCATTGAACCAGCTTAATAAAAAGCGTCTTGTTAGCTTTTTTGTCATCAAAGTAAATGACTGCTTTTAGATCACTTCCAGGTTTTCGATAAATTTTTAACATTGTAGCTCCTCTGTTTTATAGCCAGTGACAAGCCATTTGCCCTGACTAAATTTACTATCAACCTTAAATCCGTATGCGTTTAGCAGGCTGATAGCTGCGTTTCTTTCGTCTGCATTGTAACAGACTTTTGATGCCTTCGCAGTGCCGTTTTCTTGCATGATTACAAGCTTGTTTTTCTCTAGTAAATCTCTCATTTTATTTACTCCTCAAAAGTTTATCGCCTAAAAATAGAGATGATAGCGCCAATCATCATCATTGTAAAGAAAACAATCATCGCAAGGGCAACGTAACCAAAATACACGATCACGACAGCGGGTGAAAACAGCCTCTCAACAAAACTAGGCTTTTGCCCATAATCAAGATTAGCAAAGATCAAAAAGCCAACGATAGTGTATAAGGCAAAAGCCAGGAATGTTAGCATTGCTTTACTCCTTTGATGATCGTTTCTATTTTGTCGCCAGTGGTTGTAGGTACGACAATATCAGCAGTCACAAGATTAGAATCCTTTAGGATATCTTCAGTTGATACGCCTTTCGCCTTGGCAAGCAAATCAACATGATGCTCAAGATCATGGATATATTTATATAATGTAAAAGCTTCTTTCCATTTACCTGATTTATCAATCTGCTCTGGCGAAACTTCTCCAGTCCCGTCACAGAATTCACATTCTTCTTCTTTTTCAGCATCGCAGCAATCACAATAAGTAACAATATCGCCATCACCATCGCAATAAGGGCATTCAAGATTAACAACTTCATGCAAAGCATCACTAACTCGGATGTCCAGCCATGTTTCGTAATCGTTAAATCTGTTCATAACATTATGCTCCTGTAGTCATAATACGAACAACCATTTCTTCAATTGAAGTATAAAAAAGAAATAGAGATAAAGCTAAAAGCATTGAAGCAATCTTTACATTTCCACAATGATAGTTGAGAACCGCAATAAACACATCAAAGCATGCAAGCAACAGATAAATCATTCTTCAATCTCCCCTCAGTTCAGAATAATACTCTAGGGCATTTTTGCTGCTCTTGCGTTCAACAACCTCATAGTCAGTTACGCCCATCTTCCCTAGTATTCTCTGAGCTGCAAGGTAGGCAGCTTTTTCGCTTGCGTAATGTGCATGTGTCTGCATAGCATGAGCCATACCCTCGTTAACGTCCCACACAATACCCTTAAACATTCTGTTTTTCTCAATGACTGAAAGTCTGTATTTCATCTCAATATCTCCAAAAAAAGTTAGTCTCAATCAACAATCGAAGCTTAGCATACTAAAAAACACCACGCAAGGCTATTTTTTGATTTTTTGCATTTATTTTAATGCGTGTGCGGGGTAAGAGTAAGAGTGGGTATCAGGAAGTGGTGTCTGTACCCTGTACTATATATAAAAAATAAAAAAATATAAAAAATACTATACTACTACGTAGTAGACACCCCTCAACACCCTTCCAAGCCTTACCACACTTGCCTTTCAGTATATTAGCATCTTCTAAATTAGAAAATGATTAATTGACATTTATTGGCTATTTATTGGTATTTTTTGACCATTAAATAATGCTGATTTTGCTGCTTTGGTGGCTATATCCTGGTTTCGCTGGTTGCCAGAGTCTGATTTTAGTCGGTCTGGGGTAATTTAGGCCGATAAAAAAAGGGCTTTAATAGCCCTTTGTGGTTTTGTTTGGATTGCTATACCTTGCAAAAATCAACTGTCTCTGAGTAGTAGCCATTACTTGATCCATACCATCGGATTGTTACTCCACCTTTGCGCGTATCAATCTTGTAAAAAGTCCAAGTGAATGATTCGTCTTCGTACTCAGGGCCGTCAACTCCATCGGGTGTTTCGCAGGTACCGTGAATAACTTCCTCAGCTACAAGGATAGTGCTGCCAATAATATCATCCAGATCCCCGCACACATCCTCAATGTAGACATCTTCGCAGCAATCTTGGCTGTGAAACAGTCTGTAAATTTCTCCATCAGTTGTGGTGAAAATAAGTTCTTCATTGTCTTGGTTTTCCAAGCTAACCAAAACTTTACCTTTAAGCTCTTTAAATTCTATATATCTAATCACATTCACTTCCTCTCGTTAAACTGGTCTCAAAAATCAATTCTACGCCAAATTTCCCCACGAATTCGCTTAGGAAATAGAGTTGTCGCTACTAAGCAGTTCATTCTCCATGGCAAGACTGTTATTTTTATCTGATACTGCTCAAATAGCTTTCCATCACCCCTAAGAAACAAATCCAAAGCGTCCCTGCACGACATACCTCTGTTAAAACACCCTCTAAATCGCTCTATTTTGCCCTGTGAGGCGTTTATTTAAAAAAATTGTATCAGTGCATGAGTTACAAAATAAGACGCTTAGAAGCGCTTAAAACGGCTTTAAGGCAGTTTGGCTAATCCATCGTCGTAGATTCGGCCTAACCCTGTTCTTACTGCGTGGTTATCCCAGAGACAGCCAGCCTTTTCTATCTCCTCATCAATCCATTTGTCGCGGTCTGACTTGATGGGCTCGAATGATGCGGTTGGCATATCCGCTGTATCAACGTGGTCTTTGTCTTTATTCCAAAATACCACTTGATTTGCGCCTCTTCTGTACTGGATGATTTCTACTTCGGCATGGAAGCAGCCTCCCCAATACATATCACACACCGTCCCAACAGGTGGCAAGCCTTGGCCAGTCCATTCGGGTGTTGATGATTCGGGACGCATTTCGAAGTCAAAGCGCCATTTGTGAATATTTATATCCTCATAGCGTCTTGATCTATGCCAGTTTCCTCTGTGCCAGCAAAAGTACTCTCCATTCTCATGCTTCCTGAAGCCACCGAAGTGATAAAACTGAGCGTCCGCTGGTGCTGTTTTCCAATCAGGTTTGTTAGTCATCATTTTGCCACCTATCAAATTGATAATGTTAATGCTCTGCCATTTTCAGGCTCACTGCTGTATACAGTAACGCCAATAATTGAGAACCAGCCGCTTGAACTGCTATCCACAAGATCCTTATCCCTTGCTTCTTCTAGAAGATCATCAAAATGTTCGCCAGCATTGATATGAGATACAAACCCCATATCAATAAATTTTAGGATCGTATCTAGGTTACTGTCTAGCACTATTTCTATACTCATTTGCTCACCTCTCTCCAATATTGTTTAATTAAATCTGAATCACTAGCCTCTTCAATCATGCTAACAACAGGGAAGCACAAAGGCAAGTTATTTTTTCTTTTCGCCACCAGATACCCCTTAGCAGAATCCACGTACTCGAAAAATCGCCAATCGCAAATATCATAGCTGCAAGTCAACTTACGATAACTGCACCCATCCGCAATATCAAAAGTAACAGGAAAACGTCTAATTCTTCGATTCGCGTAATTCTTCATAAACGGTTTGCTATCCGAATAGCCTGGATATCGTTTTCTTGATCTGCTCATTTCTTTCGGCCTCCATAACCAACAAGCTAAAACCTTAACAGACCGCCAATAGCAAAGCAAATTATTTTTTGCATTTTTTGAATTAATTATTTGTGTGTGGGCGGTAAGTAGTAGGTAGTGGGTGTGAACCCTACCTCTGTAAGAGGTACTAGTATATTTAATAAAAAAATATATTTAATAATAATATACACCTACGGTGTACCCTCTAACACCTCTACAGACACCGCCATTGCTGACTTTCATCTAATACCTGACTAAAATGGTAGGTTTCTATTTTTTGCTATTAATTGACTTTTTTAGGGTATTTATTGACATTTTTTGACTCTTGATTATTGGCGGTTTTGGCTAGGATATAGATAAAAGCAATCATTTACTATTTAGATATAGGTAAAATCTATCGGCCTGACCATAATCCAGCCACAAAAAAAAGGGCTAAAAAGCCCCTTAATTGTATTTTTTGGATTAAATTATTTTTTGATTATTCGATAAGGTGCCTTGCAATTCTCTTCAGTTTCTCCTCATCTGATCCTTTCAGAATTACCACAACACCATCGTTAAAATTAATGCTTAACTCTACTTCTTGGTTTGACTTGTTTTCCTGGCCAGGCTTTCGGTTAGGATTGATTTCTTTCTCTACTTTATTGCTGCAATACCCACCTTCTCCGAAAAAGTCATGCTTGTTAAGCCTGATTGGATTATCAGGAATATCTACTCCAGCCCAAATACCAAAAGAACCTGAATATTTAAGAATAAAAGCTTCTTCTGTAACATGTAAATCACCGCAATCAACCTTGCACCCGATATGTTCAGCCATTGCTTCAGCGGCCTGGTTAATCTCTTCCTCTGACCAGCCCCTAACATCTACGTAATGGTTTTTAATTATCTTTTTCATCATTCAATCCCTCGTGCTGTTCGCTACAAACTTGATACTTTTCACCGCTTGACAACTCAACTTCAATAGAATTTTTCCTATTGCAAATAAGGCGCTTTATTGCCTCCCTTCCAGACTTATCATCCCTAATCTTACTTGCCAGCTTAGACATTACTCCAACTAATCAATAAAAGCTACCAAATTGTGCCTTGAAAGGCTTTGTATTGCCCTGTAAGCCTCGTTCTTGAATCAAATCTTGCAATGCACCCGACTTGCCATCATTAGCCCTGTAAAGCCATCTTCCACACTTAACGTACAACTGATAGTTAACAAGGCTTTCACCATTAATCCTATATCCCAGTTTTTTCTTAATCGCCTCTGACCGCATAAAGTCAATGCCGTTTTTAGTTAAGGATTCTTTAACAAGCTTTGAACTTCTTTCAGTCTGATAGAAGAAACTTGCAATACTGCAAAGAAACACAACAAAAGCAATAGAAATATAAAAGTACATAAAAATTCTCCAATAGTTTTTTAACTCAAAGCCTTCACAAGGTCAGCTAAAAGCTTCTCTTTAGCCTCGCCAGCAACGCCATGATAAAGCAAGTCATAGCATCTTTCAAGCAATAAATGCTGATTTTCAAGCTGATCTATCGCGTTATTCAAGAGCAATGAAATAGCTACAGGATCAGGAACATAATCTTCATTCTTTAGAATTCTCCAGTCATTGTAGGCAGTTAAACCCTTAATCGTATCTAGTGTGGTCATTTGATTAACTCCTTCAGCCTATCCACTAAAACTTGCAGCTTTTCATGTTCCTCTTCAGCCTGCCTTAATGCTTCATCTCTCTCAATAGCCAGCAAGTAAAGAGTGGCAAGCGCTTCTTTATTTTTTGTGGTTGTTGCGACTGGTTCCAGATATAAGAATGCTTCTTCTATATTCATTGTTTTCTCCAAATTATACAAAAAAGCCGCTAATTAAAGCGGCTAATGGTTAATCTTTATGCTCTTTTTTCAGCTTCCTTCTTCAATTCAGCATACAGAGCCTTAACGTAAGCAAGCGCTTTTTTTGCTTGTACTTCTTCGCTTTCGTAATCCTCGTGGATTGAATAAAGCGCATCTTCTTTAGCATCAACGACTTCGTTGGCACCATCAACCTCAATAACCGGCATGTCATCATTACCCATTGTGCCATCAAAGATAGCCTCTTCCATCAAAGCGTTAACCGCTTCCTCCTTGCTTTCTTCAATATCATAATCAGCAAAGTCTGAGTTGTATTTTTTGTGCCAGTGCAGGTTGCTAATGTTTGAATGAATCATCTTGTATCTCCTAAGTGTTTTCTGGTTTAAGGGGCTGCGTTTCCCCTATGTCTTGTATATTAATCCCTATGAGCTTAAGTGTCAAACACTTTTCTTCAAAAAGTTAAGAAAAATATCCAGGGCTAAAATGCTTGGCCTTGTGCCTGACCTTGCCTTCATTGATAAGGTCGTAGTTAACAATCAATGCACCGTTAAAACTTGACAGCTCGGTTACATGGACGCTTTCAAGTCGCACTGAATCAATGTTAGCAATGATTGACTTTAGCTGGTCTTTGTTTGGTTTGTTCATCTGATTAAACCCCTATTATGTGCCTATAATCATGCGCTTAGGCAATATGTAATCATCAATCCGCACCTGGCTTAGTTGAAATGCCCGAACAGCTTAGGCTCTTTAATGCAACCTAAGCCCTAATGTTGCATATACTTTTTTGGAGAACAGTATCGGTATACGATCATTATTAAGCTACTTTTAACGCCCCTTCCTTGGGGCTGTTTGCTTATTATGACGCAGGCACAACTTTGCCGCCTGATGCAAACATCTTTTCAATGGCTTGATTGGCCTCTTCAACGCTAACGCAGCCTGCGTTATTCCATCCGTTGCCGCCATTTTGCACGATGCTGATTTTATCGTGTCCTTCATAGCTGATGAATTGTATTTCACCGCCGTTTACTGCGATCTGGATTACTTGGTTCTGGTTGGCTTGGATTTTCATGTTCTTATCTCCTAGGTTGTTCGCTTCAGTAAGATCATAGTATCAACACCCACACCAAAGCGCAACCCTTTTTTAAACTTTTTTCACCCGTAGCTTACACGGCCTGAGCTTCTCTTTCTCTGATTGGCTATTCGATACCTGAATGCATCATAGTCGTGATCAGGTGCATCGCTATCAATGTCATCAGGGTTCTTGCTATCCCTTGGCAGCACAGGAAATCGGCTAATAAAACCTCGACAATAATCAAACACATAAAATCCAGGTTTTTCACCTATTCCGCTTTCATTTTTGCTTGCATCTAAAGAAGCCTCCAGGTAATCACAAATCAATGCAGCGCCGCTAACCCTTGAACCTGGCTTCTTGTCGCTTGTAGTCCATCTAACACCCTCTGTTTTCATCTTGTCTGCTATCGTATGCCCGTCACTAATGTTGTTTATTGCGTTGTCAGCAGGGCCTGGGTTTACTTTTCCGATAACTAATCCAGGTTTAAAGTTTATGGTTCCAAGCATTTTGAACGGCTGATCAACATCAACGCCCCTGATCCTTGCATCAATCCATTTAACGCCCTTTGCTACTTTAGTGCTTGTATATCTAATGCCCTTGTTGTCCTCTCCCTCTTCATTACCGTACCATTCTCCTATCAGAAAAACATCTCCCTTGCAGGTTGGTTTTGTTGACCCGTCCGGCATCTCGATATCAGAGCCGTCTGACTCAGCAAACCACAAATTAGAAAAAGGAGCTGACTCACCCCAATCATGCGAGCGATCAATGTACCAGCTCTTAGGTATTTTAAACGGCTTAACAACGTGAACGTGCTCATCCCACAGGTAGTCAAAGCGACCTCCAGCAGTCACAGACCAATCGCCCTCAATCCAGGCTTTTCTTTTATTTCGATCCTTTATGCTCAACAGCTTGGCTATATACATATCATCGAGATAAGGGTTTTCCATGTAAGAACCAAAAATTCTAACTTGCACCCTTGTCAAGCTTTTTGTTTTACCTGTTTGCGGGTTAAGAACCTCATAGGTTCTCTTTACTGGAGTTCCAGCGGGTGCAGGATCAATAAACCTCTTTTTAACCCAGCTATGACCAGGGCCGTAAGGGTTGGTTGTGCTGAATATCTCAACAGGTATTGGAGGTAACTTACCTTGCAGTTCTTTAGGAACTTGGAATGATGACCGGTTGCATGAAAGCATAGCTTCATAGCATTTATCATCAGCATAAGATGTCAATTCTTCCCAGCTAATATATGGCAATTCTTGGCCGTGATAACTCCAATAATCATCCTCTTTTTTAAAGTTTCTGAACAGAAGCTCTTCACCTGTGGCAAACACCCACTTAAGGTCGCCTTTAGATGCAAGGAATTTAGCGTCTGGAAATATCTGAGGAAACCATCTCTTAGACTTGGAAATTATATCTTCAAGGTCTTTATATTCTTTTCTGAAGATCACACCCCTCCAGTATTGACCATAGCCAATGCCAACGCGATTAGCAAATCTCATAAGAGTGGTATCTGATTTTCCAGGCCCCCTTGTCCCCTCATATAGAATCTCATCAAACGGGCATGTTAGCGCTAGAGTCTGGCTGCCAGGAAGAGGCTTCCATATAATTTTTACATTTTCTTCGGACATAAAAAAGCCCTCCTTAAATAGAGGGCTATTATAACATTTATAGCATTATTCTTCAGATATGCTTTTTGCATCACTCTTAAGCTTATCCTGCTGTTTCTCTGCCATCCTTTCCCATTCACTATGATCTACAGATGCGGGAGCAAGCAAAACGCCAGAAGTTTGAATGTCTGCTTTTATGTTCTGATCAATACTTTGATTTTCCTTAATTTGAAGATCTCTGGCAATAAGATTGGCATTGAAAAATCCAGTTGATGCACCAGAAAACTTCTGTTCAAACATAATATCCTGAATGAATTTCATTACCTCAGAATATTCCGGCCTTTTTTTATAATCATACCAACTTTGTTCATTAATTCCGGTATGGACATAAAAGCCTGAAAGAGTATAAGGCCTTGGATGAGTAACAGATGATTTGGTTATTTCGCCTTGAGCATGGAAGACTTTTTCTTCAATTAAAGGGTTTTCGTCTGCCCATTTAAAATAGTCGCAAGCTGCATTAAGCATATCTTTAGGTGTTGGAAAAATCCTTTTCTTTCCTATTGTCCCTCTCTCTACAGCAATCCTCCACAATCCATTTCCGATAGCAAAGCGCCCATCATTTTCTCTTTCTTCTTTAATGGCTGGCTTTTGTTCTTCAGCCATAATAACCACCTCTTTAAATTTAATTGATTGTGACTATTATAACATAGTTTTTAATTTAAAATTTCTACAAGTTTTAACTCTGATTCGCGATCAAACATAGGCACAATATAAACAGTCCCTTGCTCATCTTCATCTTCACAGCCGTCATAACCCATCTTTACGGCACACTCCCCACGCTTGCCTTGAAGCCACCAGCTATCGTATCCATCAGCTCCATCAAGGCTCCACTCGCTTTCACTGCCATCTAACAAGCCTTCCGCAAAATCTTCATCGACATCAAAGCGCTCTGCAATCTCTGCGATGATCTCATCATCGTTCAGCTCTCTTGCTACAACACAATCAAAAGAAGCTTCATAAACGTAAACACTGGCATCTGACATTTGGTAAACGTCATCAGAGAAAAACAGGCAGTCTCCAGAAGTTCCATGTTTGTTAATGCTGCCTTCTTCGATTTTGTTTGGGCTTGTGTGGAACATTTTCTTAATCTCCTGTAGTTGATAAGTGAATTCTATTCCTTAACAACGCACCTGTCAACCTTTTTCCTAACTTTCTTCAGCCCTTTTCGCTTGTGTTTTTAATAGAGTTTCCAAGTGGCTCTTAAGATCAAAGTAAAGTAAACTACAAGAGGTTTCCAGATTGATATGCTCAATAGTCTTGTTAATAGCATGTTGTAATTCTTGATTGGTCATGGTGTTTCCTTTTGGTCTGATTTTAATTCTTAAAAATTATAGGCTCACTCCCTTAAGAAAGAAAGCCTTTATTTAGTCTTCATGCTGTTTGTGACTCATGGAATACATAGGTAGTCTTGGTAAACATTTTGCCAGTCTTTTCGTTGGCGATCCAAGTTACTACCTTAACGCCTTTTTAGCGTGGTGTCAATGCTTTTTTTATTAAAAAATACTTGTCACCTCGACTATCGGATCACCTTTCTTTAAGTCATTGAATTCTGAAGTGCAGAAGTAAAAACTATCATGGGTCAAGCTCTCTGAAAACTGAGCCGCTGCAATAAAAGTCCGGCTTGCGCGAATGATAGTGTCGTCTTCCTTGCTTACCGTGTAAACTGTTTCTTTTTTAGCCATCTTCTTAATCTCCTAGGTGGTTTGCTTCAATAGTTAGTATTCTACAGTCTTTTTACGGCTTGTCAACATCTTTTATCTATCCAAATCACTTTTATTGTCAAGCAAATCATTTAAACGTCTGATTGCAGCCTGGTAGCCATGCTTTTGCATATCATTATTTTCCTTGGTGCTGCTCATGTACAGGTGTTAATTTCCAGCGGCTTCGATTTCCGCTGGAGACACGACCACCGTCTTATCGGTGAAGCTAAGCTTGTTGCGCAGTTGTCCCGCATTTTTCCCGCGAGTCACTGGGTTGAACTCAGCACCAGTCACGTTCATTGATCCATCGTCGTTACGGGACGCATAATAAAGCCTGAAATTTTCGGATTCTTTGCCCAGCTTCTTCATGGCTGCCTTGCCGAAGTTGGTTTCTTCAAAGATTTTAGGTGTCATATCTGGCATGTTGTTTCTCCACAATTAAATTAACAAACCGTTGCACGGGTCTCAACCAGCCCGTGAACGGGGCGATAGTTCTCTTGCACTGTTTCTTCGGCTTGATGTATTACTGATTGTAGTTCATTGTTATTCATGTCGTTTATCTCCTGATCTCGAGTTGATAGGCGTATCTTATCCTTCAGATAATTCAATGTCAATACAAGGGCTAAATAGGTTTGCCCACTTCACCGTGGAAATATGGCCCACCAACGAAAACAAAACTAACCGCCTAACTTTCCTTCCCCGTACCATGATGCGATAATCTCGTTAATCCTGTCCAATATATCCATTCTTTTAAACCACAAATGACAATTGCCATTTTTAAACATCTTGATCTTTAAATATTCGTTTTCATATTCTTTGCTGTTTCTTGCCTGCCTTAACTCATAAGAAAAACCATGCTCTTTAAATTCTTTGCCGTCTAATGTTTTAATAATGCGGTCAAGGTCGTTTATTTCTCCTTCATTATAATGGTTAAGCATCAAGTCACCAAAGGAGCAAACAAACCAATTAGTTAATATAATTTTCTTGCTTACTTTAAATGCGTCATTTGTTTTGTATTTTCCTTCTAATCTTTTAAACAGATTGACTAATCCTCGATTAAAAAAGTGTTCTGCATTGTGATAGCTGCTAATTAAAGTCTCCCTGATGTTATCCATTGTAAACTCAGGTGGATTCTTTTCAAGGCTCATATCAAAATCATTACGGGCTACTTTATCCATGTATTTATTGAATCCGGTTTTATTGATTGCGTGTCTCCAGAACCGGCGGTCTAATTCTTTCCTGAATTCATCAGGACATTTCAAGGAGCTGTTAAAAGCAAGAGGGTATAAATAATTACCCATCTGATTACAAACATCCTGAGACTTTTGCATAGTCTTGTAGGCGTGTATATGCAAGTCTAAAGCTTTATCTCTTGCTTCTACTATGTCTTCAAGCGTCTTAATGTGTGCTAGTGCTGTGGATTGCATTTTTTTGCTCCTTATGTTTTTTTGATGCTAGGTAAAGATTAACGCCATCCTTGGCATTGTTATTTACTCAGGACGACTAATGAATTTGAATTTTGCATTTGGAGCAAAGACATCACCCGCATCGTCTTCGCAAAGCTCTACCTTAGATTTATCTGAGCTTAATATCGCGTTTACCTCATACCGTTTTCCTTTGGCTGTAAATCCAGAATCTTCAATACACTCAACAATATCCCCTTTTTTCCAGGTGTTAGGATCATAAATATCAACTCCTTCAGGGATATTGTTGTTTTCGTTTCTATTAAAAACGCCAACAGTGCAAGAAAACCCTGTATTGTCTTCAATAAGACGCTCTAGCTGTCCTGTAAGCGATTCTAGGCGCTGATCCATATCAGCAGTCAGGTTTAGCAGTTCTTTAGCTTCTAGCTCCGTTTCTGTGCGCTGGCATGATAGCTCCTTGATGCTAGCTAGTAGCTGGTCAAGATTGTTTTGTTCGCTGTTGCTATTTTCGCTATTTTTGCATGGATCGTCAATAACTGTAAAATCAAATCCCCAGTTCATAGAAGGAATATCTCCATCCTCATCTTTAGGGCCGATGATTGCATCATCGCCAGAAATCACATAAGCACACCCAGCATTGAAAGACCAGTGATCATGTAGGAGGCTAGTAAACCCATTAAACAAAACCTTTTTACCTACCATATCCTTGTTGATAGGCCATTCTAGTTTTTTGTTGCTTGTTTCATTTTTCTTGTTACCTGTGTCATTCATATCTATATCCTCAAGCTTTGGTTTCTGCGCCTGCCGACAAAAGCAAGCCCAACACGACAAAGCCTAAACCATTCATCCAGAACAGTCAATCTATTTTTTGAATTATTTTCTGCGGGTGAAGGGTAAGTAGGTAACTGGTAGTGGTTGCTAGTGCTCGAGATAGTCTCTCTAGTATATTTAATATAAAAAATAGTTTTTAATATAATAATAGAGTAGTACAGACACCCATAACACCCCTGTAAACCAGTACTGACAGGGCTTTCAATACATTAGCAGTTGCTAAATTAGCAAATGATTTATTGACTTTTTAGCAGGGTCAAAAAATGCTTTTTTTGGAATTATTGACCTTTTTTGGCGGCTGATTTTCTGGATTTTGGTTGAATTTTGCCTTTCTGTCTGGATAGGGTGCCTGTTTTTGGCTGTCAGCTCAGGAAAATAAAGCGAAAAAAAGCCCCTTATTGGGGCGTAATAGCTAAAAAAACAATTTAATCAACCCAACACCCTTCAGCTAAATCCACTTTTCCATCCACGTAAAGCTTTGTTTGTTCAGGCCAACTATTCAGCCTACAATTTATTGGCTTGTCGCCCATTGCAAGAATTCCATCTTCAAGGATGGTGTATTGCGGTGTTTTGTTTATTTCTGGTTCCGGTTGATTTTTTTCAAGACCGCTGACAACCATAAATAGCATAACAAAAAAGCAAGCAACACAAAACAAGAGTAACAAGAACCCTTTCACAAGCCACCCCCATAAATATTAACAATGACCTCAGATATATCATAAGCTTTAGCTGGATTATCAACAAAGCTCAATTTTTTAATTGCGTTAAATGTTTCTACGACTTCAGTGTTTACATTACTAAAGATTATGTTTTTATTGATTTTACAAGCAACTTTAATATCTTTAGTCTTGCTATCCTCAATAACAAAAGCTGTTTCATCCTCTGTCTCACCTACAATAAAACAAGGTTTAAAGTTATTATTATAACTGTAGCTGTAAAAGCATTTAATTCCAGTTTTTGGTATATATCCGGTGTCCATATTGATATCCTTTAACAATTAAACAATAAATAAAGATCAGACTTTTTAATAAGGAAAATATCATTACCAGAGCGCTTTATATCGGCTCCTTTTCCTTTTGCATAGCTGTATTCAACTTCGGTTAGATCAACTTTCACATAATCTCGACTGTCGAATTTCATATCAGTAATACCTTTTCAATTCAGTTAATGAGCCAGTGCGTTTAATCTTTACGCGCCTTTTGTGCCTTGAATAAATCGCTTCAAAACCATATCCATTTGAATACTTTTTTATTTGTATAGCGGGTCTTACTGGATTACTACAATTAATCCACATTAAGCCAGTAACCTTAAATTTATTATTATTATGTGCTATCATCTGCAAATTATCACAGAGATGTGCTTTAGCTTCTTTCTTTGTTTTAAAATTATTCATCTACTTGAAATTCCTTATTGTATATCTAAAAGCCGTTTAACTTGACTCAAGTATAATCGAAATTCTTTAACGTTGTCAACCTTTTTTCCTTTGAAATGATACGGCTTTTTACGCTTCCTGAATCGCTCACAGATACGCGCAAGGTTATGCCGATAATCTTTAACGGTAGGCTGGTAGTCGTTTAAGAAGTGGGCTGGTACATTTTCGGTAGTGCTATGATAAAGCTGGATTTTAATTCCTCTGCTGATGCACTCTTCCCGTGCCTGTTCAAACTGCCGGTTAGTCCATAGTAGGTGTTTACGACAAAACAGCACATGGCCTGTTTTAAGCTGGTAGCTTGACGGTGCCTTGCTGGCATTATCCTTTCCCTGTAGCAGTTCATTTTGTGGCCTTAATCCTTCCCTGTGAGCTGCTATCAGGTGTTCGTCTAGCAGTAGTTTTGCTGGTATGCAGTTGATTCTAGTCATGGGGTTTTTGCTCCTATATGGATCATCTTAGCGCTTGCTAGATCTATCGTCTTTTGGCACAGGTTAACATCAAACATGGCAATATGGCAATCTTTTTTGTCCAGCCCAAGACTGCCAGCAAGCCATTGATAGGCTTTTGATCTTGTCATTTTTCTGGTCTTCCATAAAATGTCAAAAGCAACATGGGCTTTACTCCGAATAGCTCTAAGCTCTGCATTCGCAAGCGTTCCCAACGGCTTTACAGTGCCTTTATGACAGCCAACAAAGGCGGGTTCATGACCATTATCACAATAGTAAAATCTGAGGCAATACAGGTCAGTCCGATGAGGATAAATTTTATCGCCACTTACTAGCAATGCCTCTCCACCACAATAAGGGCATATTACTGTCTTCTGGTGCATTGATTGATCTCCTAATTGATTTTGGCTAGTCTAATCGGTTTTTGTGTTGGTGGCAAGGGTTTTAGGTATTGTATTTTAGGTAATAACAAACCGGCTCTTTGGCCGGTGTGGATTATTTTTCTGGTGGCGGGAAGATGGTCATAACCGCTCGATAAGCCGGATTCTGGCGAACCGGCTATCTCGGTGTTATGCGGACGCAGCGAACCACCAGCCGAAAGCAAAATACGCTGCCCAAACGAATCCAATAGGCAACAACCAAGACAACCGGAAAATAGCTCCGAAGTCGTAATCTCCAGATCGCTCGTATGGACGACACATCATTCCTAAACATGCCAGCGTTAAAACGCACGGCACCCAAAACACAGAAACTGTAAATACCATTTCAATCTCCCGCCCGCAGGGCATAACAAAAAGCTTAAAGTGGACGCATAAGAATGCGAAATTTATGTGTAAATTCTAGTACACCATAACGAAATTTTTACAATCTCCCGTATGACGCCACCCATTAGATGAAATAGCTTCTCTACAGCATCGGGTTGCAGGATCGACCTCAGCAATACTGAAGCTTATATTATGACTTTTGGAAATGTTCTCAACTATCTTTTCCAGATGTTCAGGTGAAACGCCACTTACTTCTGCAGAAATTCGATGTATTATCATGCTCTTACCCTAATTTTCAAATTATAATTTATTATTGCACAAGATAAACTTCACCACCAGCCTTAACAGACTTAACAGTCTCAAGGTTGATTGACCGCCAGCATTTGTAATCTGGCTCACCTTTACGCTTAAGGGTAATATCCATTACTGATAACAGGTTAGGATTGTTCTTTTTGCGCGTCTCAACGGCCTGCTTGGTTGATTCTGACTTGTACGACTCTACCAACCCTTTTACAAACTTAGGGTTGAAGCTCATAACCCTCTCTGATCCATCTTTCTTGATAAAGGTAACGCGCATAATGCGGCTACCTGATTGCTGGATTAATTCGCGAATCTGCTGAATGTCTTTGATGGTTTTCATGTTTTTATCTCCTGAGTTGGTATGTCTAGTATCTTACTGACTTTATTCTATGATGTCAACAGATTTTAAATCTATTTCTTCTGCAAGAAAATATTTTTCATAGCGTAACAAATTCTATTAAGCTTAGGTTTAAACTTTAGTTTTACTCCAATACCGCTAGGACTATCTATCACATACTCTACCTTGCTGATGTCAACTCGGTATGATCTACCCTTTCCAGGCTTTGAATACTTAAATACCTCTTTCTCGTGATATGCGTCTTGCTTTACTGAATCTAAAATCATAGATTTATAATTGCTCATCTTGGCTTTCTCCTAGTTGCTTTGTTGTTTGACTGTATGAGTATATTAATCCTTACCGTTTATCGTGTCAACCACTTTTCACATAAAAATACTAAAAATCATGTATGTGATAGCCGATAACCATAAAAAATCAAGAAATCCACCTAGTTCAGATTGATCCACGCTTCTGCCTGAAAGCAAGCCAGAAAGTTTAACAATAGTATTTTTAATCCCAAAAGAAAGTCCGTACCCAAGAATTATTGACAATAACATATAATCAAACTGCGTTGCGTTTTCAGCAAAAATATCAATCATTGGTAATTCCTTCTATTTGTTAATGTGCTCTTAGTTTTACATTAAAATCAAAGACTGTCAACCATTTTTTTTCAAAAAACCTTAAAAAATCACCCTACACGCTTCACAGTTTCGACAAAGCTAACCAAGGCATAAAGTCCAGGCGCACCATCAGACTCTATCCAGCGCTCTTTCATGTAGTTAGCCAGTCTTGAGCAAGCCACCACGTTACCTTTAACATAACCCTTGTTAGCGTCTATACGGTCTATTGTGCGGTCTGTTTGTCTTTGACTGTTACCACGGCAAGCGGTTAGAGAAATTCCCGTGTAAAAGCATTTGTTATGGCTTAGTAAAGCCTTAACGTCATCAAGGTTTAAGTCGAACTGAATGTTACGCTCATGGGCCGACTTGTGCAGCTGGAAATACTTATCTCTAGCTCTTTGTGCTGGTGTCTTGCTGATCATTTTATACTCCTTGTTGGTCTGCTTTTTGTGTTTAGCCTTTCTACTTAACCTATCCTCTCATATAGCTATCAGCCAGGTCAAGGCTTTTTTGTATTGCTTCTTCTAATTGCTTATCGTCAACCAATAACTTAATTCTATTAACGACTCCGGTAAGCAAAATTATTGCATCTTTCTCCCCTAATGCTAATTCAGCGCAATCGTGAATAGCATCGGTATAGCCTTTGTTGTATTCTGTTGTCCTGGGTTTTTCAATATCTAAAATTGATTGCCTAAGTGTTGTTGTGTTCATAAAAAAGCCCCTATTAAAAGGGGCTAGTTTAGCATTAATGTTTTGACTATCTATACCTTAATGCTGCATTTTACTTTCATAGATCCTTCATTGTCAACAAGGACACCATCGCATTCAACATGACAATAATCATCGGTAATTTTTTCGATCAAATTACCGCAGAATGATTTAACTGTGATAATAGTAAAATCACATTGATTAATATGGTTTTTAATTTTATTGATATCTAAATCTGCATCACACTCCTCGAAAACACAGGCTTTAAATTTATCCATCAAGCTATTTGCCAGTAGGGTTTTACCCGAACCAGATTTACCGCTAACAACAATTAGTTTATTCATATATAATCCTGTTTTTTTTGAGTTTAAAATTAAAAGCAATAAGTTTAAAAGTTTTCACGCATCTGTTTTACTTTTTCCTCCGGTACGTCATGCACATTTTGAAATTTACCTTGACAGGTTAACAACCTGAACTTCGCGAGTTTTTTATTGCGCCTTTCAATCATTTGCTTGAGCTGTTCATTTTTGCTTTCCTCTGTGGCTGTTAATTTTCGTACTTTGTGTAGAAGAAGATAAGCACCCTGCGTTCCATCACATAGTCGGTATTGATCATTTTCGCCTTTAAACAAAGGCGTATCAGAGCCATCATATCCAAACAGCTCGACAATCTTCCCTTCCTTGAATCCACAAGAAGATTCCAGTATCTCGAACTTATCGCCGACTTGATAGCCCAGCTTATCGCAAGGTGTTTTATTCAATCATTTTGTACGTCCTCTTTCGTGTTGTGTTTAATTAGGTTTTTTTGCGACCAATCCTTCATTATTTTGTGTATCAATAGACCACTGATACCAAAAGGCGATTGCTTCAATGTGGTAATTTTAGCCCAGCTAGACACCTATTGCAAGCTCTTTTTTTTAAAATATATTCTCGATCAAAAGTAATTTTTATGATATCCCTTAATATCTATCAGAGCTTTACGCTGAAAGATCTTAACCCTTCTGGTCTTGCCCGTGCTCTTTACTTCCAGTCTGCTCAATAATCCACTTTCTAACCTCTTGATAATCCTTGTAGATAAGATCATCATTTGGAAAATGGTTAGGCGCTTCTTTGTCAATAAGTATTTTTTTATCTTGTTTACCCTCCAACAATTAAAAAAGCCACACCCGAAGGCATGGCTTAAAGATACTACTGTTAGCTTTTGGTGTCAAGCTTTTTCAGATAAAAGCCTAACCAAATCATCATAGCCACCCACATGCTTTCCATCAAAAAACACTTGTGGCACCGTTTCAGGCTCATACCCAAGCAGTTCGCACATTTCATCAATCGCTTCCACTGTATCAATATCCTTAAATTGATAGTCTTTTCCCTGTAACGCCTCCTTTGCCTTCTGACAAAAGCTGCACCAATCTGCACCGTAAATCACAAACATAATCAATCCCCTTATTGGCAGGCCGAACACTCATCTTTCGATGCTTGCACATTAGCCTTGCTGTAAATGTAATAAAGCCCCAGGATATTGGGATCAAGAAACGCTTTTTTATGCACTCCATTGATATATCCTTCATCTTCACCCGCTGAAAAAAACAGGTTCAGGCTTTGCCATTGGTCGATAAACTTGCCCCTTGTTGACGCTTCACGGATAATTGCATTCTGGTCAATCTCAAAGGCAGTACGCAAAGCGAGTTTTTCTTCATCAGTAAGGCAGTCCAGTCCCTGAACGCTACCCATAGCATCCCTGACTTGCTCTATATTCGCTTTTGTATAACAACCCTTATCTTTCAACAGTTTCAAAAGAACAGGGCTTACACGGTCAACCTCACCGGCCGGTGTGCGTTGAGTATAAACAAAAGCAGTATCAGGGTTAATGCCTTCTGAAATACCACCCATAATCAAGGCCGTTGATTTTGTTGGCGCTACAGCAAGCCTATGCGTATTTGCCATGCCGTAACCCTTCATAAACTCAGGCTCACCGTACACTGAAGCAATCCATTGTGACGCTTTACGGCTGTCTTTGTCCAGCTTGTCGAACAACTTGACGTTGAAGAAGTGTGCTTTCAAACTATCAAACGGGATCATGTTTTGCTGTAAATAGGTGTGATAACCACAAACACCCAAGCCAAGAGCGCGGCTTTTCTTAGTGAACCTTACAGCCTTTTCTAGCCCCTTGATATTCTTTGCACGTTCTAAAAACTCTTGCACCACGCAATCAAGGAAAACAGTGGCCTCAAATACAGAATCCGTGTCTTTCCATTCATCATACTTGGCAGCATTCATGCTTGAAAGGACACAAGTAAACGTGTGATCCTTGTCAGAGAATAGGGCTATTTCACTGCATAATTGACTTGACTTGATAGTTAAGTCTTGATCTTTGTACCACTGTGGGCGCTTTGCATTAGCCTTATCAATAAACCAATAGTAGCCTTTTCCGGTTGGCATTTTAGTGGTCATGGCCTTAGCATAGCGCCGGATTGCTTCAGGGTCTTTATTTACCAAAGCATCGATAAAGGCATCTGGTATATTCCATCCGATATTGTTACCATCTGGATTGTGCTTCAGGTAGGTGCAAACCTCATCAAAATCACCATGATCTATAGGTAGGTATCCTGCCCATGATCCACGCCTTGCAGTGCCTTGCACCACATATTCCATATCTTTCTGGAAGCCTTCAATAATCGGCATCACGCCTGAAGCATGCCCACCAATAGAAATGCGCTCGCCTCTTGGACGAACATCACCCAAGTAGGACGCAGTACCAAACCCCATCTTGGTTAACATAGCTACTTCTTGTTTGCATTCATAAATATCATACAGGTCATCAGCCATGTAATTACCAGCGCAAGACACCGTTAATCCTCGATTAGTGCCAGTATTAGCAAGTACAGGCGTAGAAGGGCTTAACCAGCCCCTCCAAAGAAGTTTAAAGAACTTGGAGTACCATTCTTGAGGGTCTGGCGTATGCGCTGCTAGAGTCTTTGCAATACGCTCATATTGCTCTTTAGGCGTCTTGGCTTGATAGAGATATTTTTCTTTAAACATCTGCCAGCCAGCCGTACTGAACCATTCAGGCATAGTGCCTTCTGCCTGCATCTTCTTGCGTTCTTCTGATAGCTTGTTGTAAATGTTTGTCATTTGTTTTGTGTCCTGCTGTTAATGTTTTTGGCTTTAATAATAATCAGAAAGTAAACGCAGACTCAGACCACGCCCGTTCATACTGATTGCCTTGTGAACTAAAAAAGTCTTGCATTTGATATCCGTTAATGCCCTTGTAAAACCATTCTGCAATAGGATTGTACTCGACACTATACAGGTTTTCATACCCCATATTACGCAGACATACGTTAATTCTGGACTGGACAAAATGCTCTAGTTGATTAGCTGTGATTGATTCAATTCGACCTTTTTCAAATATCTTTTTGATAATCTGTTGCTCGTGCTGATAAACAACTTCAGCAGCCGAATAAATGTCTTTCTTTAGCTTATCAAGGTATTGATCATCAATCAATCCGGCTTCATACATTTCATGCTTTAGTTGCTTAAATAGCCAGCCAGCAGCTTCAGAGTGCAAAGCTTCGTCACGGGCAGAAAAGTTAATCCCTGATACTACGTTAAGAAGCTTATTTTTCCCCTGGCTCTGAAAGTGCTTTAGGAATGCAAAGGACGAATACAGAACAGCGCCTTCACCAAACGTAAATGCACCCAAAGCCTTCAGGTCGTCATCAGAAGTAAGGACGTTATGCAGAAATGAAATTCGCTCTACTAAAACAGGGTCTTCTTTGTATTCGTCATAAAACTCATCAGTTGCAAGCCCAAGTTCTTCATTTAGCTTTGCATAGAACTTGCCGTGAACCTGCAACTCAATAGCAGCAAACATAGCAGCCATAGGCTGAATGTCAGCCGGTCTAGGAAACTTCTTAAATACAAAGTTGAGCCAAAATTCATCGCCGATAATCTGCTCGTATTTAGTAAACAGCTTTAATACAGTAATAACACCATGACGCTCTGATTCTGTCATGTTTACGAGAATATCTTGTTTGTCCTTTTGAACCTTTACCTCGTTATGAGGCCAGAATATATTAGCTTGTTTATCTGCAAAATCTACAGCTTGCGGATAGTCCACTGTAAATGTTTCTTTAGGAGTTTTCATCCTAACTTGATTGCTTGAATCCATAATAAACCACCAATTACCAGAGACAAAAAAAGCGCAGCTTGTGCGCTTGCTATTTAATTCTTTTAATCTTTACTGCTCAAGACAATTCAAGTATTTCATAAGCAGTGTAAAATTTTCTTTTGTTGTTACCACTTCTTGACTTTCATTATACCAAAATCTCAGGCCACTAGGTTCAGCGCAAACTTGATTACTTTGATCTTTTGCTGTCAGAAGACTGCATCCGGTCATCAGGCTTATCACCAAAACGGTCATTAACCCACTTAACAGGATCTTCTTGTATTTCGTTTTGGTCATTAGTGTACCGATCCTTTTTATCTTGTTTTTTCTTGAGATTGAACTTTTCAGCAATGAAAACAAGGATAAATAATATTTTGTCAAGTATTGTCATGTTTCGGCCTTGCTTGTAAAACAAATAGCATAAAAAGGCATCCTTGCCCTGTTTTTTAATGCTCCTGCTTGTCTGTTTTGTTTGTTTCAACAATAACACGATCATTCGGGGTAAACTTACTAATTAAGTCGTAAATCTTACCAAAGAAGTTGGCGTATTTTGGTGTTGGCAAAAATCTCGCAAGCATTGCCAGAGCACCAAAAACAGCCAGGGCTGCCTGCAATATTTCATCCCAATTACTGACAATAAATTCCATAATAAAACCTCATTTAAAAGTTAAACAAGGCTTTATTTTAACATGGATATCAAAATTTACCAGTATGACCAAAACCGTTTTCGCCGCGTTCCGTTTCCTTGAATTCTTCCTTGATAAATGTAGCCTCTACCATTTCATGGAAAACAATTTGACCGATACGCTCACCGGCTTTAATTGTAACAGGTTCGTTTGACAGGTTCCAGAAATTCCAAATCATATTACCTGTGTAATCCTTGTCAATAATGCCAACACTGTTGAGTAGGATCAGTCCGTTTTTGTTACACAATGAGCTTCTTGGCACCGCCGTATAAAAGTAATCCTGAATAGGCTGTAGCTTGGTAGGCGTTGTCACCTTGCCAACCTGATGAGGTTTGATAAATAAATCTTCTTTAGAAACAACATCATAGCCAGCAGATTCCTCTGATCCCCTGGTAGGCTTTTCGCCATTGTACCTCACTACCACTTTTTTCATTTGATTATTTTCCTTTTGTTAAAGCCATTAAAAAACCTTCGCCATATATAACCCCTCGCCACTGATACCACCGTAAAAGTTAATGTAATAGCTATATTGTCATGTGCGCTTACTTGGATCTCCCATAACGGGACTATAACATAAGACCAAAGCAATAGCGATACTAAAAACCCTGACCCTACGTTAAGAATCTGTTCAATTAGACTCTGTTTTCGGCTTTGCATTGTTCTACCATTCTCTGACCAAAAAACACAACCTTTTCAGAGTCATAAAGTCCGTCTGTATATCCTTTTTTAGTGCCGCCTAGCCTGGCCGCACACTTCCGCCAGATTGCTTTAAATGCGTTACCCTCTGCATAATTCATATGCAAGGCTTCAATGATGTCATTACATTCAGCTTCGTAAGCTTCTGGTAATGTTGTCGGTTTGTTAATCTTTACCTTGTAGTAACTAACTGATCCGCCTGTGTATTCTTCTTCTGGATGATCCTTAAAATCAACATCAGCAGGATTATACCAGGGCTTTTGCGGAATAGGGTATTTTTCGTCCGACTTAACACCATGTTCGACAGCATCAAGCCACTGATCTTCTTTATCCCAAAAATACTCCTTTCCATCTTCAATCTTAAGCCAATTACAGATAGTAAATTGACCACATTCAAAGTCAACATGAGTTGCGTCTTCAGGTGGCTCACCTGAATTATGGATCATACCAGCAAAATGCTCTTGATATTTTTTATCAAGAGTAGTGAGTTTTGGCTGGTCTTTCATTGGGTGGCATTCGATTGAACTCTTGCCCTTTGATATAACGTACCAAAACCCATGGCCTTGCGGGGTTTCTTCCCAGACAAAACATCCGTAAAGGTTAGTGTCATCATCAAGCGCGATCCCACTATCAATAACTCTCTGCAATTCGTAAACCGCAGCATTATGGCCGATCACATTGGCAACCCGCTCAAAACAAGCTAGGTCGATAGGATGTAGCTCTTCTTTTTTCATCTGAAAACCTCCAGTCAATCATAAACTTTAATGTTTCTGCCAGACCTTACCGCATCCTGCTCTTTCTCATGCTCTGCCCTGCAACTCCAATCCTCCTCAGCTTCACAGTATGCCGATTCGTAATCTGGTAAAGCCTCACTGCAATATAGGCACTTGTTAACTATAGCGTGTTTCTGCATGGATTGCAAGCGTTCTTTCTCTCTTTCTTTTGCCAGGTTGAAAGAAAAAAGCGACCTTTCCAGATGCCGCTCATTTTCTTTTTGTGCAATATCTATTTCGTCCATTTTATTAAAGCCTTATTGTTAATTAAATAAGGCTATTTTAGCATGGCTGATTAAAATAAATTTAATTGATTTTTGTTTTGGTGCATTGCTTCTATTTGATCAACCATACACTGGTTCCAATTACTAGACTCAAAGCCCAATGATTTTAGATTATGGTCGTTTTTAAGTATAGCCAAAGCTATCCTTTTATAAGTTGGAACCCTATTTGAGTTAACCAGTTGATCTGGAACCTCCTCTCCATCAGGAATACCACTCGAATAACATTTGTCCATCCACATCTTTTCGTAAGCCTTTATTTTCGATGTAATGCTTCTCCCATAATCTAATTGCTGAATCTGCCTCTTTGTTTGCCAAAAATCGCTGCTCATCTGTAAGATACCCCCACGCTTTTCTAGTAATATCTTGAGGGCAGCTTAAAGCCATTGCACATGCTGCATGACCAATCCATGCCCTTCTATTTATATTTTCGTCTGTTAGTGCGTTCTCACAACTAAAGATCCACTCTTCAGTTACGCTTTTCATGTATTTTCCGTATAAATAATGATCTCCTGTGAACTCAATAGCTTTTTCAAGCATTTCCTTTTTATTATTGCAGGTAGACCACATCCCTTGGCCTACCTCCTCCCACTTCCAGAACGGATGAGCAATATGCTCAAATTTCCTCTTTACCATAAATATCTTCTTCTACAACCTCCCAGCTATCTGAAAAATCCTTGTTTTGAAATAAAGCTGCTACACCTGTAATCTGTTTTAACCTAAGAAGCTCATCCTTACTCATACCTATATGGTCACATATCCACCTGTCCCCCTTACCCATCTCAACAAGCTCTGCTACAATCGTGCTCATTAGCTCTATACTATGAGTGCCCCTAGCCCTGTTATGACGAATTGTTGAGGCCATCCTGTTATCCATAGTCTTGTTTAAGACTACAATAGGAAGCATTCCTTGCTCCCTTTGATAAACCCTCTTACTTGTCTTCAGTGTTAAATAACGGTGAAAGCCATCAATGACAACATATTGATCTTTATCTTCATCATAAACAGTTACAACAGGTTGAGTATAACCATCCTCCCATATTGATGTCTCAAGCAGCTCCATTTCTGGCGGCGCAACGCTATTAGGATTATAGTCGTTAGCCGTAACTTTTTCCACTGGAACCCGTAGAACATTGTAAACAGGAGAAACAAAACCTGACTCAAAATCTTTATTATCGTGGTGGTTTTCCATGCAAAGCCTCATCTCAATTATTTTACACAAAACACTTCGTAACTTCCATCCTCATCATGGACTTCATTTCCAGTCAGAGGCGGGTTAAAAACACAAAGCAAAACAGTCTCATCAATTGCCTCAAAAAAGTGCGGGTCATTCTCATCTAAAATGTAAGTTGTATCTGGAGTAATAATAAACTCCTCTCCGGTTTTAGCGTTTGTAAGCACCGCTTTACCCTTTACACAGTAACAGCTTTCAAGATGATTCTTGTAGTGCTGAAAAACCCTTCCAGCATCTGGACTTATCACGGTTTTTGTGAAGGTGTAACCCATTTTATCTTCCAGCAAAATTATGCGGTTACTTACGCCAGCATGAAATTCAACTTTCCTGCTTTCTGGCAATTGATTGGTTTTGATTACTTTCATTATTTATCACCCTTCTTGTTTAGATTATTGTATTTTTTCTGTATCTGCTTCTGTCTTGCAGCCTGCTCTTTAGTTGGAGCAAGACCCATATACTTACAAGTATGATCGTTCTTTAAAATTGTCACTGCAAACCTTTTCCAGCTAGTTACATCTGAATTGTTGCAAGACAGCATATCCAAGTGATCTGGTGGAGTTTTTATTTTAACTCTACGTAAATCTTTTCTACCGTGACTGGTATATCCGTTCACAGTGAATTTTACACCTGCACTGTTTAGTTCGTCAATAGTTTTTTCTGGCAATCCGCGCCCCACTCTACCCCAATATCTTATAGATTGAATGAAGCGCCCCTTAAAATTTTCTGCGGTTTCCTCCGGCAAGGTATCGAGCAAAAACTTAACAAAGCTTTTCCATGTATGACCTTTTGGAAGACTTATATTTCTGTAATTAAGCTGCTTACCATAGGTAACCATAAAATTAGCCCCGTTAACTCTAGCGCAAAGCCTTGCCCAAATATGAGGATCTATAACCCTATAAAGGTTTAGGCTGGCCTTTGCCTCACTCATAAATGGTGACGCTACCCGCATAGATCCAACTGGTACACCAGCCTTGTAAAAAACATCATACAGCTTGTTGTAGTCCCACTCAAACTTAGCATTAGCAGCCCATACATCATCAGTGCGCCAATCATAAATAGGGTAACAATTAAAAACATTTTTAGTGTTTTTCTTTGTCCAGGCGTAACCATCAAGCATCTCCTTTCTATCGTTCATAATGGCTCTAAATCGGTTGAGGCTTTCTTGCGTCCTAATGCCAATAAGGTTGGCTGTTTTTTTTCCTTCGGCATACCACTCTGCAAACATATCCCAAAAGTGATCGTACTGCATGTTTTCTACAAATTTATCCCCGAAAGGATGATTTTCAAAATTTACAACATAGTCATCTTCCGGCATTGGCCTTATCCATCTATCTTTATCACCCTCTCCCCAGCACTGCCAATCTTGATCGTAAGCAGAAACGGTGCATGGTAATGTTATTGGCATGCAGCACCAATATACATCAAGATAATCCGAGTTATCTTTCAATATTCTGTGCATAAATTCAAGGCTTAAGTCATAATTTGCCTCGTTATCCATTATCTGAATACCAAGCTTTTTCTTTACATTGTTCTTTTTCATATAGTCAAGGCAAAGATTAAGCATTATCCCAGAGTCCTTGCCGCCTGAAAAAGAAAGATAGACCTTTTCAAAGTTATTAAAAATGTAATCTATGCGCTCCATAGATGCATCATATACGTTTTTACCTCTGTTGTATTGCCTGCGCATCAACTCAACTCCTTAGCCAATTCAATTAACCTGTTCATTTTACCCGATCCGATTCCAAAAAAAATACCCTCGTTAACTTCTGAGGGTATTCTATTATCACTAATTCCAAAAGTCAACACATTTCCGGCGTAATCCGCAACCTTCCCACTTCACCGTATTCAGTATGGTAGGTAATGACCTGTGCTGACCTTTGGCTAATCCAACCGCCATGCGCTGCATAAGCGTCTGTGGCGGCCAAAGTCTGGTGTTGCTCAACTATCATCAGATTGTTTTCTTTAACGTCTTTAGAGTGCCTATGACCTAGATGGGCATAGCTGTACTTTGTACGCCCGAACATATCCCTAAATTTAGCTGCAAAAACATCAGCCACACTTCCAACGCCTTTACGGTGTCCATGATGAAAGAATAGGCTGTTATTACCAAACTCATAAGCGTAATAAACGTCAGGGCTTGTTTCAACTGTTACCCTGTCGTTTAAGCTGTAGAAGTGCGAAAACAGCTCTCTAAGCCACGCAGATGAAGCCATATCATGGTTTCCCTGGGCATGAACGATATGCACGTATTCGTGCTTTTCTAGCAGCATATCAACGACTTTAGTGAGCACCTTGATAGCTACCCTGACTACGTTTTGAAATCGCGTATCTGCATCAAGAATATGCTTGTGTTGTGGTGTTACCGCTTCTAATCCATCATAATGAAGCAAGTCTGCAATATTTGCCAAGATAGCCGTTTCTGAGTCGGGCGATTGCTTAATAGCTTGTTTAAACCAGTTGACAAGTAAGGATTCAGCTTTCTCAATATCCCAATCCTCATTACCTGTTTCTTCACCCCATGCGTACATGCCAAGGTGGTAATCTGTAATTACATAAAGATTCAGTAAGTCTTGATTGCTTGATTCCTTTGATTGGACTGGATAGCTTGCTTTCGGCTCTACCGACTCTTTCAGGGCTTCTATAGCGGCTTCCATAACCTTAAACTGGTCTTCTGCTTTCTTGTCAGTCTTAACCCATTGCAGTCTTGGCTTTCCCAAGTCATCATAAAGTGTGCTTGTTCCTTTTACAAAATGGGTATCAGGAGCTACCTTAGTCATACCCTTGTCAGGTGCATAACCTTGCAGGGCAGCCCTATCCTTTACGCGGTTAACCTGACGCTTCAGTGTTGTTCTATCCTTACCTAAAAGCCTTGCAGCGGCATTAAGCGTACCTTTTTCAAGGTAGGCTTTAACTGATTCCGTCTCATGGTCTGTCCTGCAAAACTCAATTAATTTATCCATTCTCTTTAACCTTTTGCTCTAAATAAAGAATATACTCTAGCATCTTTTCATGGTGACTGGATAATCTAAAGCATTCTGAATCTCTGTTTTTTCTGTAATCTTCTAGCAATTTACTATCAAGTCTTTCACCCTGGCAAAATCCTTTTCGCCATTCGTTTCTTTGATTAACTAGGTTCATTTTTCCAGATTATCTTCAACCATTTTCATGGCAAAGGTATCAAATACTTTAACTTCGCCACCTGTGCATGAATCTCGTGTCATAGCGTACTCTACAGCCTCCTTTGCATTCATTCCAAAGTCAATAGCTGCCATAGCAAAGGGCGCTCCTGATCCAATCGAATAGCTGTTTAAATGATCTATGCTGTTTTTGTAAACCCCGCCTTCTTCACTCTGAGAAAGAATGAATACACCTTCACTCTCTGCAATGATGATATTTGCCTCTAATAGATATTCGTGCATAGCTTGGTCTGAAATTGAAATAAGTTTATCAATATCGCAAGGGATGCCAGCACCAAAATAGTAGGCGTTATTGGAAACAACAAATTTATCCACATTTTCAGAAAGGATGATATTTCCGCTTGATTCTCTTGAGTCACAAGCAATATAGCGGCCATCAAATGCGATTGTAGTCATTTAGTTATTCCTGGTTATTGGTAGGTCAGTGCGTAAGTCAATCTAGGTTCAGCTATACCAGTACCATAGCATATATTTTTACCTTTGAAAACCCGTGTACCGTAACTTCCAACCTCAAAACCATTAATCTCTAGATCTAATCCTGACTCGGTTTTTACGGTTGTCAGCTTTTCTGTAAACTGTCTAAAGAATCCTTCTGCATCTTTTTTTACAGACTTATATTCATATGAACCGATTACAAACAATTCTATCTTCAAGAATATTCTGAAATGATACTCATCTAAAACAGGTTCATCACGATAGCACGGGGTTATCGCTTGATACCTGCCATCGCCAATATCATTATTAATGATACGCTGAAAAAATGACTGCTCAGCACTAGCCACATAACAGAGACCATTATGTTTCAAATCTTCCCTTGATTCAGGTTTAGTAAAGTCGCTTACCATTTCATCCACAAGCATAGGCACTGATACAGGCTCGTAGCCAAGTAACTGATACCATTGCATGGCATTAAGAATTTTTAAAGAGTCAACTATCATTTTCTATACCCCGATTTAAATGCTAGTTTTGTAGCATCTGACATCGCTTTAAGGTCATTCATTTTCATCCCGAACTTAAATTCAATATACCCCTCTATTGCCCCATACATATCTGACAGCTCTACCAACTCCATAATAAGGTTGCCTTGCTCTTGAGACTCTAAAACCTCATCAGCCTCTTCCATTACTTTGGAGAAATGACCGTAGACACCTTTTTTAATAACTCTATTATGATAACTCATAAACATTCCTTAATTCAATTATGATTCAAGCATTTTTGTTTATGACAAAAATACTTGCTGCTTGATTACAATAATATTAACAATAGCTGAAACATATTTAGCCTGATGGATTGCATCGTCTAGGGCATAATGCGGAACACCTGAAAACGGCATTTCTTTTTTAGCGTTATACCCAATCATTTCACCTAGCTCAACAACAGTCCTGACATCCCTTTCATTCCAGAACTTCCAAGGGTTATTGAGTCCTACTTTATCAAAGGAGTTTTTAAGGATGCCTAAGTCAAAGGTAGCACCGTTGCCCCAAGGCTTAGCCTGCTTTGAGTTATCGTAAACAAAAGAGCGTAAGGACTCCAAAACCTCTTTCAAGTCTCTTGCCTTTTTGTTGTCTTTAAACTTATTTCTAGCATCATCTGACTGCTTTAACCACCATAAAATGGTATCCGCATCTGCATGGATGCCGTATTTAGATGATGATTCTAGGCTAATTTGCTCATAAAACTTTGCACCTGTCTCACCTGTTTTAGGCTCAAAAAAGCAAGCCCCGATAGCAATAATCGGTGAGTTGTTGGTGTTCCCCATTGTTTCTAAGTCAATCATTAGATTTTGCATGGTTTTTCCTTTCTATATAGCAAAAGGCCCCTTTTTACAGGGGCATAACTTATTCTTACCACTACAACCGCATAGGCATGACAACCATCTCTGTATCGCCGTCCTTAATAAGCATTGGAGCCGCTGGGTCGTCTTTCATCCAAACAACAACCTCATCAGATTCCACTTTATTGACTGCATCAGTCAGGTATTGAGCATTAACACCGATTTCAATTTCATGGTCAGACACGCAGTTAACGTACTCGTTACCCTGTGAATTATTACCACCTGATACAGTGATACTGCACTCAGAATCTTTTACCAGTAAACGCAAAGGCGTAGTCTTACCGTTACCGAAAACAGAGGCGCGTGATACAGCGTCTTTAATTTCCTTGCCAATAAATGTAAAATCCAAGTCATTACCTTTTGGAATTACACGCTCATAATCAGGGTATCGGCCTTCAATAAGCTGCGTCTGAAACTCAACTTGCTCATCCGAGAATCGAACAAAGTTATGGGCAACCTGCATAACCACTTCTTTATCTTCAACGCATCGGATGAAACCAGCAATAGAGTCGTTAGGAATAATAAGAATACGATCTTTTTCCAATTCGCTATTGCAGGAAACTTCGATTTTTATTAAGCGGTGACCATCTGTAGCAACGACATGCATCCGGTCTTCTTTAACGTCCAAAGCCACCCCGTTCAGGTAATGGCGAACATCGTTCTGACCTGCCATTGCGCTGGCTTTTTTTATGGACTCTAGAACTGATTTACCTTCAAAGGTGATCTTTCTATCATCTTCTAGGTCGTTAGGTAGAGGGTAGTCGTTAGGATTCAGAACAGACAGCTTACCTTTTGATCGGGCGCAACTGACTTTGGCGTGATCTTCTTCAAAGTTAATCTTGATGGTCTGATCGTCTTTGTATTTAGCAGTCAGCTTATGCAACTTTTCAAATTCTACAGTTGCTAAAATGTCGCCAGAGTTTGGTGCTTCGATTGTATAGCTAATCACTTGCACAAGATCATTAGCAGTGAATTTAACCTTACCGCTGTCAACAGATTGAACCAGGGCATGTTTCAAAATCTCCTGGGTTGACTTGCTCTTTACGGCTGTCTGGATATGCTCAAGAGCCGTTTTAAAATCCTTCACATTTGCTGATAGATTCATCAGAATAATTCCTCTTGCTTGGTTGAATTTAAGTTTGTTTCATAGAAAGTACGGTCAGGATTATAGTCCATCCCGTAAAGGCTTGCAACTTTATTTGCATTGTGCCCTTTCCTGATTAGATTCATGGCCCTTTCAATCTCTTCCGCTGTTACGTGATCGTGTGCCTCTGATAGCAGACCAAAGGCTCTAGCTGCGTTCTGCAACGACCATGCCGTTACCATTAGCGCTTCTGCTAGCTCGTCAAACTCTACGTATCCGTAAAAAATCTTTACCGCGTGTTGCTGGTCGTAACTGTATTCTGAAGGCAGTAAGTCTCTGTAGCCAATAAGTTCAGGCTCCGTTTTGCCTGGGATTTTTCCAGGTTTATTGAAAAACGGTTTCATCTTTTCTGATAGCAGTCTTGAGTTCATTAGTCTGTTTCCTTAAAATAAAAAAGCCCTTGATTTCTAAGTCAAGGGCTATATTAAAGGAAGTTTTTTATTGTGTCAAGATTTTTTTATTATTAAATTTACTTTTTTAATCAAATCTTTCGATCCACCACCTACAAACATCTGAACGCTGGCAATCTTCAATATCAAATTCGATAACCTTAATGTTGTCGGGCTGCTCTGATTTCAAATGGTTAAGTAGGTATGCAAGCCCTGATTCTTCATCAAGATTGCATTGCTTAATATCTCCATTGATAATCAGCTTGCAGTTAACGCCTGTTCTTGTGACCAGCATTCTAGCCTGACTAACAGTCATCTCCTGCGCTTCGTCAACGATGATCCAACAATTATCATAACTAGCGCCTTGCATCATCTGTAATACACCAACTTCAATATTGCCTTTTCTAAGGTCACACTGAAGCTTACCCTTGCCGATCCTGTCACCAATAATTTCAAGTGGTCGCTTAGCCCAAGGTTCAGTTTTCTCTTGCTCTGTACCTGGCAAATGCCCTATATCATCGCCATTAGGAACCATTGGTCTAGAGATAACAATTTTGTTACTTGCTGCTTTTAGATACCAGTCCGATGCTTTACCAAAACTAATAAAAGATTTACCTGTCCCCGCCGGCCCCGTTAAAACAATATGCTCTACTTCGGTATTATCAATCGCATCAACTAATTGCTTTTGATTGCTTGTAATTCCTCTGATTGGGCGTTTTTTGGGTTCAAGCGCAACAATGTTATCTTTATGTTTTGGTTTAGCCATTTGTATAGCCTTATTTTTTTGGTTATAAAAAAAGGCTTACTGAATTAACAGCAAGCCTTTGGTTTTACTTATTATGAATTTCGATATAGATAGGCACGTCATCCTCAAGCAATGGCTCTAATCTTTTATAAAGCCGCTCATAAGACACTACAGAAGCTGATCCCTCTGCGTTTTCGCCTGGAACCAGTGGCCTAACACCATCGTTTACAAGAATACATCCGTCCGAGTTTCTTTCAAAGTTTCCGACATGAATGTAAATATAACTGAACCCTGGAACGTCCTGTAATTCAATATGCCAGCTAAACCAGTTAAACCTTTCACGATACCTTTCTGTTAAAGGTGAAAGAGTGCGCCTGAATTTTAGCCGGTAACGACCCATAGGGATTCGTGTTTCACCGTCCACTTTTACATCACGATGCTCGTCTTCAATCGTAAAGCAGAAGTGCTCGTTGTCGATTTCAAGTCGGCCTAGCGTTGAATCTTCGTTTTCGTAAAAACGGTATAGTTTTAGTGGTTTATCCATAGTGGTATTTTACCATAGTTAGTTTTAATATTTATATTCCCAGCAAGCGTTATCAGGGATAAGTTGTCGGTGCTGAATCCATCCTTTAAAGTTGCCTGACCATAAGTGACCATTTTTATCCAAATGAGTAACGCCTTCTTGCTCAAGCAATTTCAGCAATCCTTCATCGTTGTTAATATCGGCATGATCCATAGGCTTAGCCTGATGTTCTACTGGCGAAGCGTGTTTTGGCTCATCTTCAATGAGCTGATTATACAAAACCTTATCAGTGTCATACAGCGCTGCTTTTTTGTCGTGATTGTCGTAGCTGCTACGCGCACAACGAGCCGCTGAACACTGTAAAGCCTGTTCAACAGTAAGCTCTGATCCATCGTTATCAAAGTATTTTAAAGCCCCATCAACACGTTCACGTTTAACGTATGGAACATGCCATTCACCTGAATGCAATTCACTTGGCAATGAATTAAGATGAGCAGAATACATGCATTTAGCAAGCTCATAAATATCCTTTTGAGCGTCTTTGTGAATCCTCAGATTGTAGAAGTTGTCGCCTTCTGTAAAGGTGATTGTTTCCCTGACAAACTGCCAAGGATTAAGCAGTCTGTTAGCCCATTCTTTATGTGCCCCTGCCTTTTCAGCTAGGTAATGAGTAAAGCAGGCCGGATACCTTGCAACCTTCCATAACCAGCGACCAAACCCTTTCCATTTCATTTCATTGTCTGCAACCATGCCTTTCTGTTTACTTCCAAACCAAACAGGGATATAAGGATCTGACAAGACTTCTGACCTGATTTTATTCATAGGAATTGCTCGATTGCTTTTCACACCTCGACTAAATAGCCTGTGACGTAATGCTTCAGCGTGAACAACAAGCCCATACTTTACATTGAATGTAATAATCCTGCTATCTGGATTATTTTTATTAACTGAATACTGAACAACTTCAGCTTCAATTCCATTCTTTCCTTGCGATTTTACACCCATTTATTCAACCCCAAAGTTTTCAATCAAATTAAAAATAAACCCGCTATGATCCTTGCAGAATTTATTAACGCTTTCTGCATAAGCAATACCATCCTTATCAGGCTTTTTATTCTGTTTTAGTTTCAACACGACAGAATCAAAATACCCATCTTTATATTCTTCAATGCTGATCCCGATAGCGCCTACAAAAATCTTTTTATCGGTATAAACAATAGGGTAATCAGGAATTACAAAGCAGCTTTTAACTTGCTTTCCATTACCTTTAGCAAAGGCAAAGTTGCAGTTATCAATATTTGTTTCTGTAAAATCGCATCCAAAAAGATCAGCATGGACAAAGCTAGCTTTATCAAGATTCGATCCTGATAAGTTAGCGTTAATCAGCTTTGCCTTGTTAAAGGTGGCGTCTGCTAAATCGCATCCTGATAAATTAGCGCCCTGCAAATCGCTTGACTCAAAAAGAGGATTCTTTAAATCAAAACCTCTAAAGTCAAAACTATTTAAGGTTAGCTCCATCAAGTCAGTAAATCCAATCTTTTCGTTATTACTGATAGCCTTTTCTATTAATTCTTTCATAAGAGACCACCCTCAGTGAACCGCTTCATCGGCTTCTGGCTGCAAGATGCTTCCAGAATCATAATTTAAAACAGCATTATTTTGTGGTACGCGATACACGCATTCCGAGATTCCACCAGAGAGCATTAAAACCATAAATAAGTGGCATACTTCACTTGTAAACTCTCTTTCTTCCATGCCTTCCAATTCTTTGCAAACTAGCTCTAGCGTTTCATCTGTAATCATTATTATGTCCTTTGTTTAGTTAAAATGGTATCCGGTCATCATTGCCGTTGACCATTGGATAAAATATAGACGATACTTCAGATTGCATACCGCCTTTCGTTCTATATTCACCGTATTGAGTCAAACGATCTAATGACGTATGAACAGGACACATTCTATCATTTATGATGTAGCGCAGTACAGTTTTATTTTGATTGGTCTGTAAGAAGTAATCAAGCATGTTATCAATGTCGCATGAGCTGGTTACGATCAATTCACCGGCATTGGTCTGCACTGTTGCCCATAGATTATAAGGTTCTGGCTGCAATGCAACTGATTTAACTTCAAGGTACTGGTGCCCTGATCCATTATAATCTGGAAAAAATAAAACTTTTGCGTTTGTCAGGTTGTTAATAACTTCTTGCTGCAATGGTAGCATTTTATTGTTGCTCCTTTTTATTGAATATATTTCCAATCAGTAACTCTTTTAACCTCAAAACCCATAGGCTCATCTAAAAACTTTTTTGATCTTTTATTAAAGTAAGCAGTTGATATGTTGTTAAAGTTATCTTTCACTATAACTTGAATGCTTACATACTCTGTTTCAGGAAAGCCATGCTGTAGGCTAACCCAGCCATCTTCAGACAACCTTTTAATCGAAAGATCAAGCATTTGGCCTAGCTCTCTAGGCACTATTCCAGCTTCTTCCATTGTTCGCTCATCCGCTCCCCTACGCCAGTCTTGATAGCGTTGAAGGTAATCTGACAGCTCTTTGTTTGTTGTGTTTTCCAATTCCTCACTATTCACACTAAACCCCTTCTTCTCAAGTCTTTTAATCCGTACAGTGCAATAGCGATTGCATCGGTACGCCCGTCTTTAATGCCGCCTCTTGAGCCAGTATAAAGGGTTTGCTGTTCAGGGTAAATAGACTTTACCATATCAATGGTCTTATCTTTCTTCTTTCCTGTAGCGCCTCCCTGCACGTTTAAAGCACGCTTCCATACTTGAGGCGTAACCAGTCTGAAATTATCATCTTTCATTCTCATGGCTAAAAGATATTGATAAACAGCACAACCAACAGGATGGTAATGACCTCCCTGAACAAAAGCCGTTTGCATGGTTGACTTTCCCCTTATACCCCTGACTTCCTCAAGGTAAATGTAATCCGGCTCATTTTCCATTATGATCTTAAAAAGATCGAAAACATCAACATGCTTTATTTTAAACTTATCAACAAAAGGCATATCATAACAGTTAAGAAGGCTCCCTTTATCGTTTATAAAGGCTAATGCTCCTGTAGCTCCTGAATCAATGCCTAGAATAGTTGCCATATTATACCTTTTTATCGTTTAAGTAAAGCGTATTTAACAGCCGCCTTTCTTTCAGTCTTTGATACCTGATAGCGTTTTAACTCTTTTAACGCCGGCCTTACTTGGTTGTTAGTTAATGATGGCGGCTTAATGCCAATGTAATAAGCTGAATAAATGTCTTCGTACATTTTCATTGTCTCCAAAAATAAAACATCAAGGAAAGCTTAACCCACCACAACCTAGAAATCAAGGCCTAAACCAAAAAAATCCACCTCTTTTGGTGGATTCTTCTTTTGCTCTTTTTTCTTATCCTTGAAAACCTTGGCCTTGTTGAATTTGCGGCTATGCTTTGCTACTGGATTGTGCTTCATTGTTTTATCTCCAATAGGATTAAATTGGTACGCTAGGCAGGACTTGAACCCGCAACCTAGTGGGTAGAAACCACTTGCTCTATCCAGTTGAGCTACTAGCGTATTGGAAGGCAGGACGGGACTCGAACCCGTATTATCTGGGCTTGCAATCCAGTACTTAACCAGTTCAGCCACCTACCCATAAAAACAAGGAGAGCGCCCCTTGCAGTGCCCTCCAAGGCCATAACCTGACGGCATAGGTCGGCTAAAAAACCAACTATAGCACCAGCCTGATAAACATGCTATAGCGACTCTCGCTATTTGAGCATCACCCTACAAGGATTTGTTGGGGATAGGCTTGCGGGGTAATCTATGACTTACTGTTAATGCAATGACTGTATTTTTTTTGCCAATGGTTCGCAGTAGGTCTTATTTTATTGGTCGGAATTAAAGGACTCGAGCCTTTGACCCCCTGATCCCAAATCAGGTGCTCTACCAACTGAGCTAAATTCCGTAAACTGGTGGACGCACAGGAATCGAACCAAGATCAAGCGATTATGAGTCGCACGATTTTACCTTTAATCTATAGTCCCATTAAGCTTTTTTTCTACTCTGACAAGCAATTGCATGAATTTTATAATTAAATAATAATGCAGCGGCCTGGTAATCCAGATCCTTGATTATTGCGCCCGAATTCTCAGACGACTAATACTGCATTGGTGAAGGGTTCGTCTCTTATACGATAACACCCTTGAAAACAAAGGCTTAGCTCCTGAACCCTTCCCAATGACTAGCAGATATACCGCTGCTAGTGCCGGTAATGCAGTGGCCGGTGCTGATCCCGGCACATCCTATGATGCCTGCTGTGCAGTATTAAGGACACCTCCCCGACAGGTTTTGGCGCATCAGCCTGCGCATTCACTGCATCAGGAAGGATTCTGTGCTGAGTCGAACAGCACTCACTACTTACAGTAGTCGCATATCTCATTCAGGATTTACGGCCGATATTTACCTGAACCCCTTTTGCTAGCATCACCGCTATGCTTCAGAACCCTTCCCGATGCCCACTCCTTTTTAGCGGCGAGTGGGTTTCCGCTTTAGCAACCCGCAATAGTGTGCATAATAACGCCAAGTTTCGCAAGGATTCCCAGCTTGCTCCATGAGCTTCAGGGGCCGTTTAGCGGGTGTTGTTGCTTTTTTATCTTTCTAGGCTGTAATTGTACCACACTTTTTTGTGTCGTCAAACACTTTTTTAAAATTTTTTTAGGTCATCACCTCCAGCGCCTTATTGATCTTGACTTCAAAGTCTTTTAGTACCGATTCATTCCAATGTAGCATTGATCCAGAACGTTTGCAATAGGGTTTCCCTTTATTTGTTGGCTTCCACAGCGGCATCTTGTGTTTGCTGTAACAGCGAACTTGTAGACCTAACGCCATAAGGATATTGTTCATAGTGTGCGAACCAATGCCACCCATCCTTTCTGACAAGTCCTTTACTTTTACGTACTGCCTAATAGGGATAGCCATAGAGTCAATTTTAGCTGACAAGCCAGCAATCATTTGCTTCAATTCTTCCGCTTGCTCTGATTGCTGGACGCTATAGCTTCCTGACTTGCGGATAGAGGGCAGGACTTCGCTGTGAATCCAACGGTTCAGCTTCTTGCTTGTTTCCGTGTTGGATCGGCTAACAAGATAGGTTACGGCTGGATCACTAATAATTGTTGTTTCTTTTACACCGAATCCAGTTTCAAGGTGGGTAGTCCTTGTATACCCAGCTCCAAAAACATCCTCAATAGTGCTGCGCGCAATAGCCGGACGTGTAGTACTGCCCATAGAGTCAAGGACATCGCGCAACACAAACCATACCGAATCGTCTTGGCTGTCACCTACAGTCCTTACGCTAGCGCCTTCTTCAAAACTAAAAACCTGCAATGCAGTCATCTTTACCACCTCTTTATTCTGATTAAGTGGCTTTAATCTAGCCTTTTCCACCAAAAAGATCAAGTCTTTTTCAGCATCATCCCCATAAAAATCAACCTGCCAACAGATAAAGATTCTCATTCTCTAGCTTGAAGGCCGAAAAAGCCATTTTAAGAAAGTCAAAAATTCCGTTTAATGCATTTTTTGACCCTGTGGATAAGTCAATTATTCTTTTGCTTAATTAGTGATTGCTAATATGGCCTAAGCCACACAGATCAAGGCTTACAGTTAAAACAAGTGTTTGATAGACTCCCTGTATATTATATATAAAAGAATTTTTTAATTATTACATATAGTAGTACCTTCACACAGTGGTAGAGACACCACCCTCTACCTCTTACCCACCCACACCTAATAAATTTAATCCAAAAAATAGGCTGTGATATCATGGCTGCTTTCTGGTGGTGGATTTTTTTGGGTAGCGGCTGACAGAATGGTAGCGTCCTGCTAGGCTTTGTGGAAATTAACTGGAGGGAGAAAGGCAGAATGAAACACATTCACAGCGATGAATATTTTGAGTTACAGAATTTCATCAAGGAAGCTAAACAGAACTTTGAGGTTAATCCAAAAAACAACAGCTTTTCTAGCTCAGAGATAAAGGCAGGGTGTTACCTTGCAATGCGGTGGGGATTGGGCGCAGACTCTATGCTTGTATTCAAGCTATCAGATGACCTAGAGCCTTTCGTTATTGGTAATATTATTGGAGATAATCAATAATGCTAAACGCTATCAAAGCCATCCTTGCGCTATTGCGTTACGGAAAAATTACTAGCAGAATCGTGAGCTATGAATGCAACTGCATTTCAGAAGTTGCTTTTCTTGACAGAAAAGGCCGATATGTAGGTTACTGGGCTTTTGGTGACTTTGATCCAAGCTTACCGTATCAAGGTCAGCAATGGTGGAGATTTTCAGAATGAGCACAATCAACTTCATAAGCAGGCATGATGCTAAAATTCTCTTGCAGGTAGGATTCCCATCAAGCACGGCGTTGATTAGCGTTAGTGACACAATGGAAGAAAGGAAAGAGATATTTTTCCTTGCAAAGTCTAAAGGTGTACCGGCTTTTGTGTGTGTTGCCAAGGATATTGATAGCGATGAATCAGGGTTTACGGTTGATCTAGCCACTTCTATGCAGGTGTTTATTTCGGAGTCAATCCAAGCCAAAGAAAATATCATTGTCCACTGCCTTGCAGGTGTATCCAGATCAGGAGCTATTGCAAAGTGGATCAATGACTATTACAATCTAGATGACTGGTACTTGAACGACTACAAAGGTCACAATAAGTACATTTACGAAATAATGAATGAAGCGGCTGGCATAAGCTTGGCTGCACGATATCGGGAAATGGAGTAAGCAAAATGAACAGAGAAATTAAGTTTAGGGCTTGGGATAAGTCAATTAACCATATGAGTGATGTTGGCGAAATTCATTATTGCCAAGGCGGAATAAAGGTGTTCGGCGCTGGCTTCTACCTGGGTAATGGGTGGGCAACAGAGGCTAATGGACATAAGCATGATTGCGATGTTGATTTAATGCAATTCACAGGACTGCTAGACAGCAACGGAAAAGAAATCTATGACGGCGATATTGTCAAGGTTTTTGATGAGTGCTTTCCAGAAGAATTTAGTATTGGTAAAGTCGAGTGGGGCGGTGCTGACTATCCGGCCTATGATATTTACGTTCCGTCTACAAAGCAAAACATGGAACTTGAAAACTTCTGCGAGGACTATAACAGCCTTGCCGGTGATATTTTCTGCATCGAGGTGATCGGCAATATTTACGAAAACCCTGAATTACTTGAGACAAAAAAATGAATCATAAAAAAATAACTATCACTTACTACGAAATAAGCTTGCAAACTACCAATAGGGCAATGCCTTTTCGTTTAGATGACTTTTTGAAAGGGTGCCCTTCGGAAGAAAAGGAGGATGGAGATTGGTTTGAGGTCTTGAGAGATTTTGAGGGAGATTTTGAGGGAATTAGGATCTTCAACTGCAAGGATAACAAAGAAATTATTGATTGGGTTAGTGGAAAGATAGGCATTGACAATCCTGATTGCGATATACATATTGTTAATTAAAAAGGAAAACAAATGAACAGAGAAATTGCCGACAAATAGTCTTTGCAATGGATTTACAACAGGCTTATTTTTAAGCATGGCGAAAAACAAAACTATGGCTACATGATTCGCCTAAAAGATATTATTAAAACCAAGGACATACAATGAAAGGCTACGCAAAAGTAAAAGTTACAATAGGTGATAGAGGCAAGATCAAAGAATTTATAAAGAAAATTGAAAGTGATAAAAAATCCCTGCAATACCTTTATGATTCTACAGTGAATGACGATACCTTTAATTCTTTGGAGGGATGGATAATCAAACATAATTGCCATGACACTCCAAATCATTGTGATTTCATGTTAAGAAAATACCATAGCGAATGGTGTACTTTCAATTACCGAAAATATGTAACAGGATATGAAGATTTCCAAGTTATAGAAACTATTCAAAGCAAAGCAATACGAAAGATAGAAGAGCTATCTACAGAAGACGAAATTCTGCTAGATGATGAGCTTATGAAAATTTGGAATAAGTATATTTTAAGCTAACAAGGAAAATCAATGAAAGACATCAGAAACAACCTTAATCAAGATTCTCTAATTGAAACGACAGAGGATCTTCTCGAGGCTGGATTGCATATTATCCGGCTACACCCTATCAAACCCAATGCTAAATGCTCTTGCTTTAATGCTAACTGCACCAATGCAGGCAAGCATCCAAAGGCTTCAAACTGGCGTAATGCTAAGCCTGTTTCCGCTGGAACCGTTGAGCTACTGGTCAACGAGCAAGAAGAAACCGGCTTCGGTATTGTACTAACCAATGAAATGTTAGTAGTTGACGTTGATGCAGCCAACGGCAAGAAAGGCATGGAATCAAAAGCAAAGCTTGAAAAAGAGCTAGGCGAAACCCTGGAAAACCTGTCAACCTTTATCGTTGAGTCTGGTTCCGGTGCCGGTTCAACTCACTACTATTTTCGCAAGGATGCGGATATTAAAATCAGGAAAAAGCTGACCAAAGAATATCCAGATATCGACTTTCTGTCTGAAGGCGCTTATGTCGTATCTCCCTTGTCCCTGCATAAGACTGGAGGAACCTACAGCTTCCTGATTGCTGAAAAAAGCAATCCGCTAAAAATTACTGAAGCGCCGGATGAGCTAATTTCAATTATTGAGCGCAAAGAAGAGTTTATTGACTATATCAGTCAAGAAGCTGGATCCTGCACTATGCAGGACATTGAGTCTATGCTCACTGTGATTGATCCTGATATTGATTATGACGAGTGGATGAAAGTATGCTTTGCTGTACACCATGAAACTAGCGGCTCATCAGATGGTTATGAGCTGTTTGATAAGTGGTGTGCGGGTAACCTAAACAACAATCATAGTGCAGCCAAGTACCCAGGTGCTTCCTCAACCTATGAAAAATGGAAGGAAGGGTTCAAGCCTTCAGACCGAAAGATTACAGTAGCAACACTGTACAGGATGGCGTATGAATTTGAATGGGAAGGAATATCTGCTAATGTTGATATTGACTTCGATGGTTTCTTTAGCTCTATCCAGTCGGGCGAAATTCAAAAGGAAGTTATCAAGACCGAGGAAGGCACAACCTACAAGCATGAGGATTTGCCGGAAGAACTACAAAAGCTAAATGGCGTATTGGGTTCTTTTGTCCAGTGGGGCTTGGATGTCGCACCAAAACCAAGCTATATTATTGAGCTGGTGGGTGCGATTCAAACGCTTTCGACGGTTATCGGTAGGGACTTTAAAACCGATAAAAACGACTACAGCAACAACTACTTTATGGTTGTTGGTGGCTCTGCTTGCGGTAAAGATATGATCTATACAATGGCTTCGGCTGTGACCGAACTTATTGCTAAAAAATACTACAATGAAGCCAAAGTTTTGGCGAACAAGCCAACTTCAACAGGTGGCCTTTACACTCAGCTTGAGATAGCGCCAAGGACTCACTTTATTCATGACGAAATCGGACACTGGATTAAGAAAATTATCAGCGGAACATCTGGATCAGACTCTGAAACCGCTGCAATGGTAATGACTCTGTTTGGTCGTGCCGGTAAGACGCTAATCAGGGAGTCCTACTCACAGCAGACACGCAAGCAAGAAGAGCGTGATGACACGGTATTGATGATTAAAAAGCCATTTGTATGCTTGACCGGCCTTACAACACCAGCGCAATTAGCAGACTGTTTGAACGGCTTGCTTATGCAAAATGGCTTTATGAATCGCTTTCTAATGGCTATCCCTATAGAACACAACAAAAAAGTAAGGGATTTTACACCTAAGCCATTACCTATGTCTTTAGGTCAATGGATAGACGCAATTCAGACCAGGCTTGCAAACCATAATGGTCTAAACTACGTACAGTTGCCAAGGGATGATTACGACAAGACTGTAGACCCTATTGTACTAAAGTTTACTGAACAGTCATTCGACAGGCTTCACAACAAGTTTCAAGATGAAGTTATTGAAATGATGGATGAATGTGAAGCCAAGGGCTATAGCGACACCATGTCAAGGGCTTATGAGCAAGCAAAGCGTCTCAGTTTGACATTGCAGCTTGCATTCGATCCTTACTCGCAGTATATTGACATGGAAGCGGCCAACATGGCCTGCGTACTAGTCAAGTACCTAAAAAGACTTGAACTTAACTTCTATGACATGTACTATTCAGAAACTCGATTTGAGGCAGTCAGCAAACAGGTAACAGAGCAGATTGCCAAGAATGGTAGTAAAGGCATATTGGAGAGCAAGCTTGGAAAAATGAAGCCTTTGTCAGGTAAAAATAGCCGAGAACGAAAAGAAGTATTGCTAGCTTTATCTGATTCTGATACGATAAACTTCATAAACGAGAATGAGGGTCGTAGAGGTCAGCCAAAGAGAAGATGGTACTTAAGCGAATACGTAAAGGAGAAGGCAGATGACTAAAGAGGAAAAACTATCTATATCTTTGTCTAAGATTGAACAGGCTCTAAAAGGCAGGCTTATGAGAGATGGTGTTAATCATGAGGAAGGCGGTTTAAACAGATATCCAGACCTTGATAAAATAAAAGAAGATATTGAAGAAGCATTTTTTTTATTGAAGGAGTGTATACGATGATTGATTATAGTGAAATGAGTGATTTTGAGGTTAATAAGAAAGTTGCTGATATTGAGGGTTACCATACTCTTGATATTGGACATTGTCATAAAGATGTTTTTATCAATATAGAAAATGAAGATAAAGATTATTACGAATTTGACGTACATAAATTCGACCCATGCAATAACCCGTCAGACGCATGGCCTATTATTTTAGAGAATGGTATAGGCTTAACGCCTATTTTTAGTTGCAACAATAGAACATACAGCCTTGAGAAAACAGGTGCATGGAGGGCTGAAAAATCAGAGTTTTCGCTGGAGATAGATGCAAAAAACCCACTTCGCGCAGCAATGATTGTATTTTTAATGATGAAGGATAAAGATAATGACCACAAAAAATGAAGTAACAGGCGATAAGCTTAAAAGCAAACCTAACAGTGACGATTATCGGGATAACTACGATAAGATTTTTGGCAGCAAAAATAAAGGTAAAAAAAATGAATAACTCGGATATGCCAGCAATGCCGCTGACAGGTGACGCATATCAAGATTTTGCTGGCTATGACGGAACAAGGCGCACTAGCTACAACCCTGAATGTCAGGGCCTAACAAAGCGTGAATACTTTGCAGGGCTGGCTTTTAATGGCTTGATATCTGATACAGCAACTACTTTTGCATCAGTGCAGGAAGGCGAGGCCCCTGCAAAGCGTATTGCTAAAATGTCTGTCAATCTTGCAGACGCACTACTAAAGGAGCTTGAAAAATGAACTTTAACGAAAAAACACCAGATCAACTAGCAGAAGAAGCCTTGCTAATTGAATCAAGTATCAAACAGCAGCAAGAGCAACTAAAACAGATCAAAGACAAGCTAGGCCAGCTTGTTGACAATAACAAGTATAATGGTTCGCTATCTGTAAACATTGACGGATACAAGATCACCAAAAAGCGCAACATGAACGCTCGACTGGATAAAAAATCGCTTGACTTGTTGACTAGCAAAGGCTATAATATTCCGGCTGGATTAATTAAGACGAAAGAGGAGATTCACAAGCCAACACTAACCAAGCTGATTGAAAATCAGTCAGAGGAGTTGAATGCACTGCAAGAATTTATCTCTGTATCCTATTCGGATTCGGTTACTATCACCAAGAAAGAGGATTGACACTTATGGCGATTAGCCTATCAAATATCACGCAAGGTCGCGTTAACCGGCCTAAGATCTTTTTGATCTATGGGGTTCCAGGTATCGGCAAGACAACAGCAGTGTCAAAGATGCCTAACCCTATATTCCTGCCTACTGAAGATGGTCAGGATGAGCTTGACGTGGCAAAGTTTCCACTAATGCGAAGCTACGAGCAGGTGATGGAAGCGCTTTCTTCGCTTGCAAATGAAGAGCATGAATTTCAAACACTTGCTGTTGATTCTATGAGTTCCCTGGAGCTTATTATTAACGCAAAGGTGTGCCAGGATCAAAACGTAACTGACATTAGCAAAATCCCGTATGGTAACGGGCCTAAGTTAGCCTTTGAATACTGGGAAAAGTTTTTTAATGCTATCTCTTGGTTGCGTGATAACAAAAACATGCAGATTGCGCTAATCTCTCACCCTGAGATTACCAAGACGCCGAACCCTGATGGTGAAAGCTATGATAGTTATTCTCCACTGCTATCTAAGAAAGCTCTTGAGCTGTTTAAGCAAAAGTGTAACGCTATCTTTTTTGCTAACTACAAGGTTTTCGTTAAATCAGTAGATAAAGGCTTTGGTCAAAAAGACCATAAAGGCATTGGTAACGGTGAACGAGTCATGTACACTACAGCACGGCCTACCTATATTGCAAAGAATCAGGCTCAACCTTCACTGCCTGATGAAATGCCTTTTGATCTAAACCTGGCTCTTGATTACTGGTATAACCCTGAAAAATATCAGCAATAAGCACTTGACTTAACCAAAACATGGCGTATATAATACATGCGCCATTCAAAAAAACTGAAACAAAGGATACAAATAAATGACTATTGATTTTTCTCAATTCGGCGCTTCTGGCAACATTGATCCTACTGTTCTTGATGAGCAAGGTGATGGTAACTACAACCTGCCTGATATGAAAGATTGCGTGCTTACTATTGTTGATGTTGGATCACTTCAAAATGATTCTGGCTGGCAAGCTGCCAACTTTGAAGTACAGGTTTCCAATGACGGTGGCTCTGGTCAACATAACGGCAAGTCAACTCGATACAGTATTACCCTAGCTAACCCTAGCTTTCCACAAGGTGCGGAGTGGGGTATTGGGGAATTGAAGCGTTGGGCAGCGGCTTGCGGATTGCAGCAACTTAGCAGCTCTGACCAGTTGATTGGCAAGTCTTTTATGTGCAACACGTTCCAGAAGAAAAACAAGAAAGACCCTGCAAAAATGGATCAAAAGATTGGCAATTTGCGCTCTGTAGGTGGCACTGCACCCGCTCAAGGGTTTGGCGGTCAACCACAGCAGCAAGGCTTTGCATCACAGCAGCCTAAGCAGGGCTTTAATCCGCAACAACAGCAACCACAGCAGCAAGGTGGCTTTAATCCACAGCAAGGCGCTGTACCGGCCTTTGCACAGCCACAGTAAGCAGTATAAGCCCTAAGGAAGGGGCTTTTATTATTAAAGTGTAAAAAAATATTTGACATCAGTGTAGCGGAAGGTTATTGTTAGAGCGTGAAATCCAAATAAGTGATTCTGCAAAGGAAGGAATCAATGGATCAAGCGAGGCAAGAAGAAATTAACGCCTCAATCAACGGCGTTTAAGACCGTTGTATTGCTTTGTTATTTGATGACTAAAAAGCTGAGAGGTGAGGATTATGGACGACCAGTTTGATGAAATATCGAAGAGACAATATGCCAACTTGCGAGAGAACTTTAACAATCTTGTGACGGAGGTTCTTGGCGATGATTATTACAACATGGCGATGGACGTATATGAAGCTGATAGGATTTGCTGTGAAGATATAGCGAGAAAGGCAAATAGGAGCTGGCTCGAGAGGTTGCTGACCAAATAACGTCCCGTTCAGCGGCGTTTATGACCGATGCATTGACTTGTTGGGCTATTTTTTAATCATTAACAAAGGATATTGCATGAATACAGAAAACCGTATATTGAGCGTCCTCGCCGCATACACCGGTGAAGGATATAGAGAGATCGATGTATTTTATAATCAGGGAGTGTGGTCGATCCACGTAGGCAATAAATGTGCCAGTGTCGGACTAGGGGAGGCGTATGGCGAGCATGTGTTCACGGACCCCAGTCTGGAAAAATGTCTAATGAAGGTAGAAGCGTTTTACAGTCTGATCAGCGACATTAAATCAAGTGCAAGCGGCAGCATTTGAGATTGAATCTAACATTGCGACATAACCGCTTGTCGCTTGGAGCAGTTTGCTATGAATAGAGATCAGCGTATGCATAAGCTCAAAAGCGGCAGCGAGACCGCAATTTGGGCAGCAAATGAAATAGCGAGACTTGAGTTAGAGCTGGAGCACTTGAGAGAGCTGGCAAAGCCCGCAATAAGGCTTATGCGAGCTACTGGAGAATTTAGTGGCTGGCACGAAAAAGCCGACGAGCTAGAGGCGGTTATAAATCAAAAGACTCTATAACGCCACAATCAACAGTTTGTCCGCTGCATTGTTTTGTTATGTTTCGAATAACTACGGAGTAATTATGTCAAAAATAGAAATTGAAACTGGTAGCAAAACACCAAACTACTGCGCTCTAGAAGCTGTTGCTAAGTTTATTCTAAACAACTACACAAAGAGATTTCAAAGACCTTATCAGCACACTCAGTTAATTACTGTTAGCAGTAATCGAAGGCTTGTTGTGAAAGAAACGCCAATAGATATTAACACCAAGCCAACCTGTGACAGCAGATTCAGCGTTAGCCTTGAAGAAAAATAACATTGAGATAGCAGGCCAGCCTGTTTGCACGGAACACTATCACTAACTGGCCAAGGACGGCAAAAACAACCACAAAAGAATCCCCATCATGCCCACACAATCAAAAGTCCAATTCATTCTTGACGATATTAACCAGTCAATCGAACAACACGCTAACCATAACCCATACCCAAGATCCTACTTAGGCGCTTCTGCAATAGGGCACGAATGCTCAAGAAAGCTCTGGTATAACTTCCGTCACGCATCATTTGAGTATATCGACCACAAAAGCAAAAAGCGTTTTGAGGATGGGCACTATTCAGAAGCCGTTTATATCAACCGTATTAAGCAGGCAGGCTACTCATTGCAGCATGAAGTACAAGGCAAGCAATACGGATTTAAAGACTTAGGCGGCTGGTTTAGAGGCCATAGAGACGGCAAGCTATTTAATGTCCCTGGAATTGGTGACGCTATATGGGAACACAAAAGCTCTGCTAAATGGAAGGACTTAAATAAAACCATAGAGAAGCATGGTGAAGCGCAAGCGTTAAAGCAATGGAATAAAACCTACTACGATCAAGCACAGCTTTATATGTGCTATGAGGGCGTACAGTGGCACATTCTTACCTGTGCGTCCGAAGGTTCGCGTAACGAATCAATCGTCCTTACAGGCTTTAATAAGCAGGATTTTGAAGATATTAGAAACAAAGCTGCTCACATAATAGCGACTGATACGCCACCGCCTAAGATTAGCGATAATCCGACCTTTTTTAAGTGCGGGTGGTGCGACTCAAACGAAGTATGCCACCAAAAAAAGATACCTAAGCCCAACTGTCGAAACTGTGCCCATATCACCTTTATCACTGACAATAAAGAGCAGGATAAGCCAGTAGCTCATTGCAGTGCAAACAACGTAAACATCCCAACACCGGATGCAATGCTTAACTTTTACGCTTGCCACCGATTTAACCCTTGCTTTATTGATGCAGATTGTTTAGGATTGGATAGCGGTGACGTTGTTTACCGTTCAGAAAAAGGACAAGGCTTTGTTAACGGATCGAAAGGCTTTAGCTCCATGCAAATGTATGAAACGCAAGATGTTAAGCCCTGGCTGTCACAAATGATCAACGACATTACCAATCATTTTGGAATGGAAAGCATAAAAACTGAATAGAGGTCAAATTTATGATCGACTTAATTAAAATCAATAACTATTTGTCACAAAAGATGCCAGATGGTTTTGAGGTTTCTTTTAATTTCGGCTTGCAGGAAAATGACATTTTGATTGAATTTATATACCTTAATAAAAAAAATAAAGAGAGCGTTAGTGCTAATTGAAGATATTGAAGAGCAGCATTACCCAGAGCTTTACTTTGATAATATGGCTAGCTCTGTTTTGAATGAGTTTAAAAATCTATAAAATAAAATCAAAAAAAGGAGCAAAAGACAACCAATGAAATTAAGACCTTACCAAGACAGAATTATTACCGACTTAATCAGCTTTGTTCACAATAATCCAGACAAAAATCCTCTAGTAGAGGCTTGTGTTGGTGCTGGCAAGTCGGTAATGATTGCTGAATTTGTGCAGCAAATGCTTAAACTTTATCCTTGGCTCAGGTTCCTTAATCTAGTGCATACAAAAGAGCTTGTTGAGCAAAACTATTCCAAGTTCAAACAGATTATGCCCAATATGGAATCAGGCTTGTATATGGGCAGCCTTGGCAAGAAACAGCATAACAAGCAGGTTGTTTATGGGTCTATTCAGTCTGTGCATAAGCAGATTGAATTATTTAATCCAAATATCTTAATGGTTGACGAGTGCCATCTGATTACTAAAAAGCAAGCCAAAGGCATGTATCGAACCTTTATAGATGAGATTAAGGCTAATCACCCTGGCCTTATCGTTATTGGATGGACTGGCACTAGCTGGCGTATGGATGGCGGGTCATTAGTGCATGGTGACGAAAGGCTATTTGACGAGATATGCGGTCAAGTCAGTATTAGGGAGCTGCTAGACCTAGGCTTTCTATCGCCTCTTATTGTACCAAGGGACAAGATCAAAACAAAGTTTGATACATCATCCGTAAAAGTAACTTCTTCAGGTGACTTTAACGAAAAGGCGCTAGCTGAAATTCTTGATGATCGTTATAAAATTGACCAAGCAATAGATGAATACTATCGTTTATCAGAAGGACGCAAAAAGCATTTATTGTTTGGCTCATCTATTGAGCATTGCGAACATATCAAGGAATCGGCTGCTAGATATTATAAAGTCGAATTTATACATGGATCAATGCGTAAAAAGGACAGGGAGCTTTATATTGAGCAGTTTAGGCAAGGGAAGATTGATATGCTGGTATCTGGAATTATCTTAACCACTGGCTTTGACGTTCCAGATGTTGATTCTATTGGATTACTTAGGGATACTAAAAGTTCTGCTTTGTACGTTCAAATTGCGGGGCGTGGACTAAGGATAGCGGAAGGAAAAGCCAACTGTTTATGGATTGACTTTACAGAAACAACCGATAGGCATGGCCCTGTTGATAAAATTGAAGCGCCTGTACCGGATGAGTCAAAGGCAGGTAAAGCGATTAAAAAGCAATGCTATAACTGTGATTATTTAGTTCCGGCAGCGGCAAGGTGGTGTGAACAATGTGGCGCTGAGTTTGAGATTGCGCTAGCGGGTGTTAATCACAATACTGAAGCAAGTTCAGCGGATATTATTACAGAATACAAGGAGCCTGAATGGTTGGCAGTTGATAATGTAAGCTGGCAATTGGGCACACCTTTAAAACAGCGCGGAATGGATAACTCACAGCAGTATTTAAAAATTAGTTTACGTTGTGGCCTTGAGATAATCCCCATTTACTTTAACTTTGAAAATCAGGGCAGGCACATTGCTTGTGAATTATGGAAGGTCTTTGTAAAAGAAGATCATTCTGCACACTGTCCACAGTATAGCGGGGTAGCTAAACAAATATTGGATAGTGGAGGATTGAAAAGTTTTAGTGAAGTGTTAGTTGATTTTAATAATGTCAGTTATTACTACACAAACAGCAGGGGAAAAAGAGTTAAATCACCTAACCCGACAGGTCATAAGTTTTTAGGTGTTAGGTAGGTTTTTTGGTGGGCTTTATTGTAAAGAAAGGGGCTTTAATTAGCCCCTTTGTATTACGGTTAATTTGCGGCTATTGTATCACAGGTTTTCCAGCTCTTTGCGCAGCACTTCAGCCTGAGAATCCAGCTCTGCCAACTTATCCCGATCCTCTGCCGTGTCCGTTCCGGCATTGATTGCACGAAGAGGGCGGACAGACTCAGAGTCAAGGCGCTGAAGCTCGGATTTGATTTCACTGACTCGCTCTGCATCTTTCTCGGCCTGAGTCTTTTCAGGCTCTGGCTCGTGATACCAGTCGCCATCCTGCCAGACAGGGTCTTTATGTCCTTCCTGCTTTTCAGGCTTGCTTGTCAAAACCACAGAGCCGTTATGCACTTTGATAAGCCCGCCCGAAAGAGCATGGATTCGCGCCTCGTCGTATTTCTCTTCAGAAATCTCAACACCGCCATCAATGGGCTGCTTGCTTATTTGTCCGTCTGTTGCGTAGGGCATTTTTATCTCCTTTATGCTATGCGCATGTAATAAGTGGATTCGATGTGTTTAACATTTGTATGATCGCCTGTGCGGGCGTCGGGGCTGTCGGCTGAGTCAAAATCAAATCGTGTACTAAAGCCGGAGTCTGCGCTCGCCGAAACTCCAACTTGGTCACCTTGGAGCACAGAAAGCGCTCCTCCCGAGGAGCCGATGCCTTCTCGTCCTACCCT